CCTCAAGCGCACCGAAGCCACCCCCATGGGCGAATGCCCGATATTTACCGAATTCCTGCGCTACGGGACGGATGGCGATACGGAGCTGCAAGGATTTCTCGCGCGCTGGTTCGGCATGAACATGACGGGCCTCACGCGCGAACAGAAATTCGTATTCATCCACGGCCGCGGTGGCGCTGGCAAAGGCACGCTGCTCAATACGATGGCGCGCATCATGGGCACCTATGCGCGCAAGATCGCCATGGAGTCGCTGACCGAGCAGGTGCGCACGGCGGGCGGATCATCGCACGCCGAAGACCTGGTGCGCCTTGCCGGCGCGCGCTTAGGCTATGCGGCCGAGACGCAGCAGGGCAAACGCTGGAACGAGGCGCGCATCAAGGAACTGACTGGCGAGGACACCATCACGGCACGCGCGCCGTATGCGCCAGCGTCGATTGAATTCCTGCCGCAATTGAAGCTCACCATCATGGGCAACCATCCGCCGGGCCTGCGCAGCGTGGGAAATGAGATGCGGCGGCGCCTGCTGATCGTGCCCTTCGACCACTTGCCGCCCGTGCCGGACATGCATCTATCGGAGAAGCTGTGGGCCGAGCGCGACGGGATTGCGTTCTGGATGCTGTGCGGGGCGATCGACTGGCAATCGCATGGCCTCAATCCGCCCGCGTCAGTACTCAAGGCATCGGCAGCCTATTTCGACAACCAGGACATGACCGGGCAATGGATTGCCGATTGCTGCGAAACCGGCGCCGCGCCCCCGTGCGAATCGACCATCCGCACGCTATACACCAGTTATCGCAGCTACGTCGAGCCGACCGGATACCAGCCATTGCGGCAGGGCGAACTGCGCGACGAGCTGCACTCGCGCGGGTTCGCCAAGGGCGGCTATGAGAAGGCGCCGACGATCAAGGGTATCCGCGTCAAGCTCAAACAAGACCCTGAATCGGACTTGCGCTACCCGGATTGAACGCTCGCATTGAGCAGCGCCGACGCAATGGCCTGCTCATGCGTCATGCCGGTACGCTCGCACAACGCGCGCAGCACGGCATCGGTTTGCGGCGTGAACCACACGCTGCGACACACGTCGCCGCGTTCCCTGCGGCGTTCGTAGCGTGCGCGGAAACGGTTGGGCTTTGTCGTCGTCACTGGTCTGCCATATACAGATATTCGCAACCGGGCGACTTCATGTCGATGAGGATTTCCAGCGCCATATCAGCCGCTGCGCACAAGACCTCATCGCGCTTGGCGGCGGCGGCGTCGGCGGCGGCGTCGGCGGCGGCGTCGGCGGCGGCTTCGGCGGCGGCGGCGTCGGCGGCGGCGTCGGCGTCGGCGGCGGCTTCGGCGGCGCCGTCGGCGTCGGCGGCGGCGGCGGCGTAGGCGGCGGCGGCGTAGGCGCGCGCGGCGTTGGCGTAGGCGTCGGCGGCGCCGTAGGCGGCTTGTTTTGCTACATCGCGTGCAGCAAGCGCAGCAGCCTTCGTGCCTTCGCGCTCGCAACGCAGCGCCGCATCGTTGAGTGCGTCAGCATGCGCAGGATTTCGACTCGCCGCAGCACGCAACGCGATCGGCACAATTCGCTTGATAAGCGATTCGACCAAGCGGCGCCGGAATTCTATCTGATCCAGCGTATCGCTGCCAATCTGTGCGATGCCCAGGCGCAACATGCCTTTGGCGCGGGCGGCGTTACTCGACCAGCGCGCGTCGTTCAAGCGGATTTTGTACGCGCGCACGGCCGCGCCGACGCAGCCAGGATCGTCGCCGTGCGGCAGGCCTAATGCGCAGCACCATGCAGCCTCGATGCACATCTCTCCCGGCTTCTGATTGCCCAGACCAGATACCAGCCCGTGATCGAGCAGGCTGACGAATGTGCGGTAGTGAGTTTCGGTGACGACTTGCGACATGTGATACCCCTCAGTGATGAGCCTCGCGGCCCGTGTGTGGCACCTAACCGTGCCGCCGTAGCGCCCGACTCGCAGGCGCTAGGGCAGTAATCAGTGCGCCAGTTCCAATTCTCTTTCTTCGGCTGGCAAGCCCTCGTTGCCGAGCGGCACCAATTGCCATTGGTGGACCATGCCGGAACGCCAATAGCCATCCGGACGGATACTTGTGTCGCCACCTTCCGTAGCGAACCCGGCGTTGGGATATTCCATTGTCCCCGTGACAGTCGCCTCGCAGCCGAGAAAGACGGCTGGATGTTTTGAATAGCTTCTGAGATTGCATGGCGCATTCGGGCAAATAACACGTACGCGCTGACCGACCTTGAAGCGGCTCACAGCCCACCTCCCGCCGTCGATTGCAGCGTGGCGCGGGCGGTCGAGCCAATGCAATCAGGACATGCGTCTGGCGGTATGTGGTTCCCCGATCCGCCGCAATATCCTAGTGCCGTAACGGCATTGGCTAATGCGCCTTTTAGCGCAATAGATGTACTAAAAGACGCGTCGTCCTTGAGTCGATATATCGCGTGGTCAAGCGCTTGCCGTGCATCCTCCAGCGCGGCCCGCAGCTTGGCGACATCGGCGAGCAGGGCGTCACGTTCCTCTATCGCGTCTTCAATACGCGGCGTGATCCACGTCGATTCCCAAATCTCGAAATGGCGCTTGTTGCTGGCCTGAATCGCCTTAGACAACGCCGTTTCCTGCCCGACCGCATCGCAGCCCGGTTCGGTAAACAGAAACGTCGTTGACCATGGGCAGGCGTGCTTGACCGACTCCTGCATGTCGGCCAGCGGCCCCGGCGTGCGCTGTGCGGCAGTCATGATTGCACCTCACGATCCGGCACGCAGCCAGCAGGCACGGCTTCGATGGTCTGCGGCAGCTTGCCAGTGTTCAGCAGCCAAGCATCGGTCTTGCCGCGTTCCAGAATGGCCTGCGCCAAGTCGTGATACATGACGACCGCCCAAAGCGAGCCGTCGGCGTTGCGGATTTTGTACTCGGTCATGGCGACACCTGCGCGTCAATGATTCGGCTAATCAGCGTCTGCGGCACCCCGTAGAACAGGACGCCACGCAACGACCATTCGCGGCTCGCTGCCGTCTTGAATAGCTCGGTCAGCAGCGCAGGACTACGCGCCAGCAGTTCGTCATGCTCGGCGCGGGTCAGCGACAGGTTGCCGCTCACTTCGCCACCTGCGCGACGTTGGCCTGCTCGGCAGTGCGCAGGGCGATGATGCGGTTGGCGTTCGAGACCACAACGCGTTTCTCGCGAATGATGTAGTGCAGCCAATAGTTCAGTGTATCGGCAGCCAGAGGTTGCGGCATTCCAATCGCTGCCTCGCGCCGACTCCGCGCAAGTACGATCCAGCACGAACTTTCTGCGGCGTTCCGCGCCAGCATCGCGCAGCGATCGTCGATCGTCTGATTCGTGTTCATGTGTCACCCCTCAGTGAGTAGATATTTACAAACCTGACGCCAACCTTGCACAAAGTCACATGTGTTCTGTCGGCGTCTTCCCGGTCCTAACCGACCGTGATGTGACAATAGCACATTGTAGCAATAACACAAGTAGCAATAGCACGCTGGCAGACGAACGGTAGTGAAGCAGGCGATGAACGGTAGTTTTCTTGAGTTTGTGACTTTGCAGCGAGATGCCGTCACGTGTACGAGCGCGCGTGATGTAATGCATACACTCACACTCACCTAACGTATACGGCCAACAATAGCAAAGTCACAAACTCAAGAGACGGTATTTGTGAATAGTCCGCATTATCCGTATAGTCCCAATTGACCTGGCGGATTTGTGAGGGCGGAAAAGTGGGACCGATCAAACTGTGGATTGACCAACGTTGCGTAACAGGCTCTGGATATTCGTCCGGCATTCGTCGTCTGTGGGAATCGTTCAAAAATTGGCTAATTGTTCAGCCGCAGGATGTGCAGCAACGATTTTTGAGCCCTGCCGGGTTCTTGCCGCATCAAGGCGAATTGCGGGATGCATTGTTAGCCGCAGGGTTTCCCAGAGGCGGCTACAAAAAGAGCCCGCTGGTTATGGGCATTGCGCCGCGTGCCTCTTGACAACGCGCGACCGGCGCACGACGATGCAAGGCATGTTCGATCAAGACAAAGCAAATCAAGTGCTTGAACGCGTGGCGAACGGCGAAAGCGCAAGCAAGGTTTGCCGCGAAGTGGGGCTGAATCGATCCACCTTTTACCGACATCTTGATTCAGATCAACAACTTCGGGACAACTACGCGCGGGCTGAATATCTTCGCGCCGAGTACAAGGCGGATGAAATTGACACGCTTGCCGATCGCGCGGTTGCGGGCGAAATCGACCACCGTGCGGCCGCAGTGGCTATCGATGCGAAAAAATGGTCTGCAGCCATTTTGAACCGCGCCAAGTTCGGTCAGGCATCGAAGGTCGAACTCACCGGCAAGGATGGCGCCGACCTGTTTGCGTCGCAGTCCAAAGACCAGCTGCGCGCAGAAATCCTGCGGCGTATGTCCAATCCTGACCTGCTGCGCGCGCTGACGGCCTCTGGCGTCTTGCCAGACGCGCTGCAGCAGATGCTGGCCAAACCTGCCGACAAGTAGCGCGTGGGCCTTGCGCGCACGCACACACGCGCGTAGCATCATTCTCGCGCAGCACAGCCGCCGACACATCCAACGCCTTGGCATTCTTGCGGAACTGCGCGGGCAACTCTGCCGGCTTTTACCTCCCTGACGTCGGCAGCGGTTGCCCTTGACATCGCCCGTACACGCGCGCGACACTCGCGCATCGCGCCGCGCGGCGCATCTGCGGGAGCATGCACACATGGGCTACACAATCGGGCCGATGACGGTCGGCGAGGGTCTGCCGATGACGCCGAAAGCTGGCGACGCCGAAGGCAAGTACGGCAGTGCGATGAATCCTGGCAAGGATGACAGCAAGTTCTCGCCGCGTACGGCTGCCAAATTCAAGTCGTACAAGCACGAGATGCCGCCTAAGACGGGTAACGGCAATGCGTGAGCGATACGCCGGTACGCCCGTCCATCGCTGCAGCCAGGACCGCGGCAAGACGCACCAGTACGCCACCAGCGCGCCGAACGAATACCCGGCTGGTAGTGTTCCACGTGAAACCGGCTGGGAGTCGCGCGAGGTTGCTATCAGCCGTCTGCCGGATCACAACCGGATCACGGTATGCCGTCCGAAGCGGGTCTGATTCGTCCCCGCCTCACGCGCAAGTCCGCGCTGCTCTTGTGCGCCGGCAGCCGCTACGGCGTCACTGGCCGTATGCTAGAATGGCTATTCGCTGTGCTGTGGCCGAATGAACACGGCAAGGTCCGCAGCATGCGCGCCTACGGCTATCACATCGAACCCTTCCCGTTGCGGAGTATCCTGTGGCCAAACTGACCGCCGCGCAGCGCAAGCGCATCCCTTCGTCCGAGTTCGGCCTGCCGAAGCAGCGCAAGTACCCGGTGCCGGACAAGGCGCATGCCCGTAACGCGCTGGCCCGCGCCAGCCAGGCCGCCAAGCGCGGCAAACTGACGCCGGCCGACAAGGCGATGATCGTGCGCAAGGCGCACGCGCGGTTGAACTACGGCAAGGGGAAGGCGAATTAGCGACGATCCGTCAGAGCTACGTGCGGTTATCAGGGCGCTTCTTGAAGCCATTGACCGTAACGCCTTCTGCTATGAAGGCTGCCGGGAGGATACGTCCGAGCTGCTAAAGCGATCGTGGGCGGTAATAGAATGAGCATCGGCTTCGGCAAGCGCCACGACCATGGCAGCGGCTACACCAGTACGGCGACGATTGATGCCGTCGAGAAGGCGATACGCGCCAAGGTGACGGTCAAGCGCAACGTCGACATCCCCTACTGCGCCGGCTACAGCCGCGACGGCAAGACCGTCTACGTTGACCGCGACGTGCCGAAGAAATTCGGCGATATCGACGTCGACCGCTACCTCATCATCCACGAATGCATCGAGAAGGCGCTGATGGATGCGCTAGGGCTGCCGTACGAGTACGCGCACGCGCTGGCGACGATCTGCGAGGAGCGCGCCGTGCAGGCCGACGGCCATGACCTGGCGGCATACAATGCGGCGTGGGACAAGGTAATCCGCAAGGTGGGCAGCCGCGGCAAGTACCCGGATGTGCCGAAGGATTTGGACACCGACCCGTACACGCAGGAGCATGACGTGAAGGACGAGCGCGCCATGGGCATGATCGGCGGGAAGGCCGTGATGAGCCGGTACTACTCATGACCGCCAGCAATCTCATCGCCGACAAGCGCAAGCCGCCGCCAACCCTGCGCGCGATCTACCCGCCGCATAGTGCATCGGTCGACCCGGTAAACTTCGCGCACTGGCTGAAGGAGGTTGGCATCAAGCTGCTGCGCGCCGGCATCGAGGTGCAGTTGATCCCGATGGTCAATGCCGACGAAAGTCTGTTCCTGGGCGTCGAAGTTGACGACGCCACCGGGCGTGCTATAAAGGCCGCGCTGTACAACTAGGCATCGGACGATGGCGCAGTTGACTTTCCTCTCGGGTGCGGGACCGGCAAGCGGCATCCTTGACACGCAGAATTACCAGTTCGTGACGATCACGACGCCGAACTTGGCGGCGCAGACATCGGCGCCGACGATATCGAGCACGAGCACGGCGACGACAGGTGGCAATCTTACGGCGCTGACGACGTACGGCTATAAGATCACGCGCGCAACACCGGCTGGCGAGACGACGCCGAGCGCCGAGTCAACTCAGTTGACTGGCATCACGGCGACCAACACGGTGACAATCAATTTCACGGCGGCGGCGACCGGCACGACAACGAATATCTACGGCCGCACCAGCGGTGGCCCGTGGGGACTTATCGGTACGGTCGCTGCAGGAATCACGTCATTTGTGGACGATGGTAGTGTAACGCCGGGCGCAGCGCCGCCGGGCGCCAATACGACGGCCGAATCCGTGACGGTCAAGCTCAACGTGCCGGATGGACAGACGGCGCCGTCGGTGCTGGACGTCAATGGTAACGCGGCGACATTTGCCAACCCGAGTGCAACGCATGTACTGTTCGGCGGACCGTCGTACGTCATTACGACGACTGGGACGATATCGGGCGCGGGGGTGTACGTGGATTTTGGCGGGAGAGTGCAGTGAGCCAGACGACCTTGCTTTCGCCGCAGACGGCCGGCGCGACGGTGACGGAAGATACCGGCGCATACCAGTACGTGACCTTCAGCGCTCCGGGCTTGGCCAACGCCGAGACGTGTAGCGTGTCGGTATTGGTGCCGGACGGGCAGACTGCAGTGGCGGCGCGTGACGTGAACGGCACGGCGACTGGCCTTACGGCCAGCAATCCCGTGCGGACTTTCTTCGGTGGACCGACGTACCAGCTTGTCTTGTCGTCGACCGCCGGCAACTGCGGGCTGTACGCCGACTTCGGCGGCCGGGTTGTGTAACCTCGCCGGTAGGCTTTCCGGCTCAACGCTCAAAGGAGCAAAGCAATGGCACGTACGATGCACATGAGAGGCAACTACCTGGGCGGTATCGGCAATGCCGGTGTACGTCGCGCGATGGCGGCGCTGGCGTGGCCGGCGCGAACGGCGTACGAGCAGACGACCGCGGCTGGCAGCGCGACGGGGCTGAACGGCCCGAACCGCGTGCGCAACTCGGCGACGCTGGTGGCCGAGCCGAACCTGGCCGTCAACGTTATCGGCAATGTGACGTGGCGCGTGTACGGCAAGTTGTTCCTGTCGCTGACAGCCGGGCAAGGCATCAAGCTCGATTTCAACGTGGGCACCGCGGCGATCGTCAGCGGCACGATGGGCGGACGCGCGACGTTGTGGACGACCGGCAGCAACACGAACGCAACGGCGATCGGCGCGACCAACGCAATCCCGTTCAATGTCGCGCTGACGGCGTTGAGCACGTCGGTCGACGGCGGTACGGCCAACACATGGACCAGCATGGATTTTGACTTCACGGCGCTGTTCAGCCAGTCCGGCAGCGTGCAACTGGAGTTTGCGCAGTCGAGCGCCGGCGCGAGCAACACGGACATCCTGCCGGGCAGTTTCATCGTTGCCGAGCCGCTGGATTACTTCGACCAGAGTGCCTGACCCGTGGCCACAGACCAGATGAAGTTGCCAAGCGCCTTTCAAATTGGCGATCCGGTACTTTTCCAGCCGACAGCCTATCGAGACGGAACGCCGGGGACGTTCGAGCCTATGCCGTTAGTGGTATCCGCCGTTACGTTCACGAAAGGCAAAGTTCTATACGATCTGTGTAGCGAGAACGGACAATACGGCGTTGACGATTGTGATTCTTGCGACGTCAGAGCGGTGGAGAAGCCAGAGCGCGCGTAATGGGAATCGCCGACGTTGTCTACTTTCTTTCTTGGCTTCTTCGCAGATATACCGACGAGGAAATTCGCCAGTTGGTGGATGAGTACAATCGAAGGCCAAAGGAAATGAATGGATGACTTCGAGTATCTTGTCCGTGCGCTGAAGGAGTTGGAGCGGCGCGAGGAGGGCGAGCGGTTCTACCGCATGTTCCCCGAGGAGGGGCCGTTCGCCCGTGACAAGTACTCGAAACAGATGGAGTTTTTCCATCTGGGTGCGTCCAAGCCGTTTCGTTGCCTTCTCGGAGGCAACGGCACGGGCAAGACGGTGTGTGGCGCGTATGAGGCTACCTGCCATCTGACGGGCGAGTATCCGGATTGGTGGCAGGGCAAGCGGTATGACCGCCCGGTGCGGGTGTGGGTGGCGGGCGTCGATTTCAAGTCGATCCGAGAATCGTTGCAGGTGAAGTTGCTGGGTAGCCGCGGCAGCGAAGGCACGGGCATGATCCCGCGCGACAAGCTCGATGGCGACCCGCACTACAACCAGCACGACTGCGTTGACTTCTTCAAGGTCAAGTACAAGAGTGGTGGTACCAGCCGCTGCGTCATCAAGTGCTATGAACAGGGCCGCGAGAGTTTCCAGGCGGCCGATGTCGACTTCATCTGGCTGGACGAGGAACCCGACGACGCCGGCATCTACACCGAATGCGTGCAGCGCTTCCGCGGCGAAACCAAGGGTGGCCATGTGATCCTGACGTTCACGCCGCTATTCGGCGTATCGGATGTCATCTGCATGTTCCTACCGGCCTTCATGCAGTCGTATGACGAGGCCGAATACGAGCGCAGCGGGCGCGCCTTCGTCAACTGCACGCTCGACGACGTGCCGCACATCTCGCCCGAGGAGAAGGCGCAGAAGATCGCCAACACGATGCCGCATGAACGCGAGGCGCGCATCAACGGTACGCCGAGCATCGGCGAGGGAAAGATTTACCCGTTCACGGAAGAATCGTTCGTCATCGACCCGATTGCTGGCGGCCTGCCGCGGCACTGGCCGCGCCTGTATGGCCTTGACCCCGGCAAGACGTGTACGGCGGCCGTGTGGGGCGCGCACGACCGGGATGATGACATTATCTACCTGTACTCCGAACACTACATGAAGGACCAGTTGCCGCCGGTGCATGCACAGGCGATCAAGGCTCGCGGGCACTGGATTCCCGGCGTGATCGATCCGGCCAGCAAGGCGGGTAGTGCGCTGGTTGACTACTCGGTGCTGGAGGCGTATACGAATCCGAAGTTCAACCTTGGCCTGCGCCTCAAAACGCATCAGCATCGCAAAGGTGTCGACGGGCGTACATCGGTTGAAACGGGCATCTTGACGATGTACGAGCGGTTTTCGACCGGGCGCATCAAGGTGTACCGCACGCTAACGAATTGGCTGATGGAATTCCGCCAGTATTCGCGCGACAAGAACCAGAAGGTCATCAAGCGCAACGATCATGCACTCGACGCAACTCGCTATCTGGTCGAGAACATCGAGCAGGCGATGCTGCCGCATAACGACGGCGTCAAACGTGTTCCTCGCATGGCCGAGGAATGCTTTGGAATCTATCAATGACCGACGACTTCAACCAAGGCGATCAAATGTCCCCGCAGCGTCCGCCGGACGACGGCGACGAGCGCGCGATGGGCGGCGTGATGGTCGCGCCGGACGGCACGCAGGTGCCGCTGACAGCCGAGCAGGCGCAGGCGGTCAAGGACGCTGCGGACGCCGCGGACCAGCAGCGCAAGGACATGATCGAGGAGTTGGTGCTTCTGCTCATCAACAAGCGCGACAACTGCATCAAGGCGCGCCGCGACATCGAGCGCCGCTGGATCGACGACCAGCGCCAGTGGGACGGCGCTGACCGCCTGATGAACACCAAGGAGTTCCCGAGCCAGACGAACAACGATAATATGATGCCGCCGCGGCCCCACCTGACGCGCAGCCGTTGCGACCTGTGGGAATCGCGCATGATCGACCTGTTGGCGCCCACCAACGATCCGACGTGGGAACTGGCGCCGATGACGGTCGAGGACATCGCGCCGCCGCCGGATCTCAATATCGGCATCGACGCTTGGCAACAGGCGCTGGGCGACATCAAGGCCGAGATGGAGGTGCGTGCGCAGAAGATGCGTGACGTCATCAAGGACCAGATGGGTGCCTGCAATGCGACGCGCGCGCTGCGCAAGATGTGCATCGACGCCTGCCGCCTGGGCACCGGCCTTGTTATGGGGCCGATGAACGGCACGCACATCCGGCGGCGCTACAGCGGCAACCCGGAAGACCCGGTGCAGGTGCAGATCGAGGAGTCGATCGTGCCGGAACTGCGCGAGGGCGACCCGTGGTGCTTCTACCCGGACATGACCAATACCGCCGGCCGTGCCGGTTATGCGTTCTACCTGCATCCGATGGATGAGTTGCAGTTGTGGGAATTTTCGGAGTATCCGGGCGTCGACAAGGAGGAAGTCGAGAAGCTGATGGACGAAAAACCCGACTACGGCGAAGTCGAGGTGACGCTGCGCGAGCGCAACCAGCACTCGGGGCTGAAGGAGTCGATCGACGACCGCCATGCCGTGTGGCGCTACACCGGCATCGTGGACCGCAAGTATTGCGAGGTGCTGGGCATCGACGACGTCGACGGCCCGATCAGCGCCGACATCTGGTTCTGCAACCACCATATCCTCAAATCCAAGCTGACGATGTTGTCGACGGCGAAGGATTTCCGCATCCCGTACTACGTGTTCAGTCCGTTCCCGATCGATGACACGATGTTCGGCGCATCCATTGCGTACCTGTGCCGCGACAGCCAGCGCACGGCGACGGCGAGCTGGCTCATGATGCTGCACAACATCTCGGTCAGCAGCGGCCCGCAAATCCTGATACGCGAGGGCAAGGTCACGCCCAAGGACGGCAAGTACAGCGTGCGCGGGCCGAAGGTGTGGGGCGTGACGGATGACAATGTCAAGCTCGAAGACGTGTTCTATAGCTACAACATCCAGAACAACGCCGAGCAGGCGGCGACCGCGTTCAACATGGCCAAGGACATGCTGGACGAGGAGTTGAACACCGTGCAGTGGGCAAGCCCGGACCCGTCGGACGTGACGCAGACGGCCAGCGGCCTTGCGATGCTGATGAACGCGCGCACGATCCTGCAGCGGCGTGTGTGCGCCTGCGCGGACGATGACGTGTTCGGGCCGATGATCGAGCGGTTCGTACTGTGGAACACGCTGTACAACCCGCGCGATGACATCAAGGGCGATTACGACGTGCGCCCGCTGTGCCAGAGCGTGCGGCTGGTCAAGGACATCCGCATCCAGCAAAAACTGTTTGCTCTGCAAACCTTCGTGTTTGCGCCGAACACGCAGACGATGTTCGAGCCGTACGATGCGGTCGCCGACGTGCTGCGCGACATGGATATCCAGGTCGAGAACTGGATGATCAAGAAGGATGCGTGGACCAAGCTGACCTCGCAAGCCCCGCCGCCGGACCCGAAGGCGCAACTGGCGATGGCCAATGCGCAGTTGATCCACGAAAAGACCGTGACCGAGCAGGCCAAGCAGCAGCAGATACAGGCGGGCAACCTTGGCACACCGTCGCAGTCGCAGGAAGACCAGAACGCCGAACAATCCGTGCAGATGCAGAAGCACCAGATGGACAAGGCGGTCGAACTGCAGACAACCAACAGCAAGCTCGCCATGGCGCAGGCCAGCGCCGAGTCGCGCCAGTACGCCGCCGACGCGCAGTTGCAGGCGCGGCGCGAGGGCATCGCGGCCGACTTGCTCAAGGCGCATGTGCGAAACACGCATGACCTCATCAAGTCCGGCATGCACCCGAACATTTCGATCCAGTCGCCGCGGACCAAATTCGTGCAGGGTCCGGGCATGCCCAAGCGGCCGGCGGGCACATTCAAGCCGCCGCCGGTGCCGAAATTCCACCGGGGTAAATCATGAATTTCCACTCACCCGAATGGAAGGAAATCTGCGACAAGATCGACAAGCGCATCGCGGAACTGGACCGAACCAACCGCGGCCCGCTCGATCACGATCAAACCTGCGAGATTCGCGGGCAGATCAAGGCCCTGGCCGAGCTTCGCGCTTGGAAGCCAGCCCCTGAACCCGAACCTGAGATAGCCTACCTGCGATGAACAAGACCGAGTACCTTGCTGCCCTGAAAGACGCCCGCAAGCCTGCCGATGCATCGGCCGATGCCGATACCGTTGTTGTAGAGACGCCCGCAGAGCCGGTTGCCGCACAGGCGCCGCCGGAACCGCGCACGGAATCGGCAGACAAGCCTGCGGCAACGCCTGCCGAGCCGGCAGCACAGCCGGCGCAAGCCGCTACCCCGGCAACACCGGCGGCCACGGGGGAGCAGGAGCTTTTCAAGGGCGAATCGCTGCTGGACCCCGAGACGCGCAAGCAAATTCGCGAACGCTGGGAAGCCGCGGCGCGGTTGCCAACGGTCGAGGAGGAGCAGCGCAAGGCGGTCGAGAACTACAACCGCCTGCACGGCAAGCTCGCGCCGACGCAGCAGCAGTTGAGCCGCATGCAGGTGGAGTTTGTGCGCCTGCAGCAAAAGCTCAACGAACACGAATCGAAGAAAACCGATGCGTCGACGCAGGACTTGCGCAAGCGCATTGACGCGATCCGCCAGCAGTTCCCCGACGATGCCGAGATGTGGGAAACCACGCTCAACCAGGTGTCGGCGGCGAACCAGCGTGCACAGACGGTCGAGGAAAAACTGTCGCAACTGGAGCAACGCGAGCGATTGAACGAGGAGCGCATGCAGCTTTCCGCTGCGCACCCGGATTGGCACAAGAAAACCGCGCGTATCGTGCAGGACGAATCCGGCACGCAAGTCGTGCGCCGGACCGTCGACACGCCCGAGGCGCAGGAAATGGAAGTGTGGGCCAACGGAATGGACCCGTACGAGCGGCAGGTGTACTGGCCGTTGTTTCATTCGCAGCGCGCGCAGGACGCTATTGCGCTGCTGAATCGTTTCGAGCATGATCGCGCCATCGCGCGGCAGATTGCCGAACAGGCAAGCGGCCAAGCGGGGGCAAGTGCAACACCGGGTTCACCCGTGGCATCGGCGCCAGCCGCTCCCACGCCGGACCCAGATCCATCCCGTAGGACAACCGCCCCGTCCGCCACGCGCGGGCAGCCCGGACAACCTATGTCGGACAAGAAGCGGCAGCTTATCGAAGCAGCCGAGTTTTTGCGCAGGCAGCGCGAGGCGAAAGCCAAGCAAGCCGTGGCGCAACGACGATAACCGCAACCTTCTTTCCCACAATTAGGAGTCGCCCACTATGGCCATCAAGGGCTATAACACGGGCAGTGTGTCCGGCGTTGCCGTACCTGCACTTGCCCTCAAAGAAGTCCTGTACCGCGCTCCCGCATTTGAGCGTTTCAGCTACGCCTGTAGCGAACGCAAGCTGCAGGAAGGTACTTCGGCTTCGATCATCCTGACGCGCTGGATCAACCCGGCCGTCAACACCAACCCGGAACCGGATGGCACCACGCCGGTATTCCGTACCCCGACCTACGAAAACTTCACGGGCACCATGAATCGGTACTCGGAAGTCTTCGCCATCTCGATGCAGGACTACAAACTGTCGCCGTGGGATGCCGTCGAAGGCTCCATCGGCCTGCTCGTCGACCTCATCAAGCGCACCCGTGAGCAGATTCGCGCCATCGCAGCCTTCTCCGGCACCAACATCGTCTACAACGCGGCGTCCATTTCGGTCCAGACCTCGGTCAACGGCCCGATCACGCTCGGCCGCATCCAGACGGGCGTTGCCGGCATCCAGAAGACCAAGGGCGTGCCGTTCACGAAGGACCAGATGGCCATTGACAAGTTCAACACGACCCCCGTCGAGGCCGGCTACTTCTTCTTCCACCACACCGACATGGTCCCCGACATCCGCGCGTTCCCGGATTTCGTGCCGTTCCCGGAACTGGCGTCCCGCGAGGGGCTTCCGCCGGGTTCGTGGGGCTGCGCGCAGAACGTGATTTTCGTCAGCCAGCCGGAAATCGTGATCCTGGCCGGCGCGGGCGGCACCAACAGCGCCATGCGCTCGACCAGTAGCAAGGTCGACGTGTACCAGTCGGCCCTGTGCGCCAAGGATGCGCTGACCTCGATCGCGCTGGAGGGCGCGGAGGAGGAAGGCTACGGCAATGCGGAAATCGAAGTGCTCGACACGCCGGACAAGTCCGACCCGACCAACGCGCGCGTGCTCGTATCGGCGGCATGGTTCGACCTGTGCGTGCTGACCTCCTACGACTGGCTGGTGCAGTACCAGACCGGCGCCACGGCCAACCCGGCATAAGGAGCCAACAGCCATGACGATCTATTACAGTTCCTTCTACGACGCGACTCCGTACAACGGGTCGACCCTGTACACGCCGCGTGCGCCCAACCAGATCACGCGCGGTGTTCCGTTTACCACCATGGGGACGTTCAATATCCCGGCGGGCGTGGTGCTGACGGCGGCTGACACGATTCGCTTGCTCCCAGCGGTGCCCAAGGGGTTCAAGCTGACTCGATTTGCGGCGACCTCTCCGGGCTACGAAAGCTCCACCGGAGCCATCACGGCGAACCTGGGTTGGGCATCGCAAGCCTTGGGTGTCGGTATCGTGACCGGGTGGACGACCACGTTTTTCCGTGGTGGTAGCACGGTTTCGGTCACGGATGCGCAGATTCTGGCGCAGACGGCGGCCGGTGGCGCAGTGACGGCGACGACGAACCTGCAGGCGATCGGAGAATCCGACACGTTGCTATTCTACATCTCCGTTACGGCTACCGCGGCCGGCACCAACGGTATCTCGCAGTTCCTGGTCGAAGGCATCCTGCCGAGCGATTGACAACAGCGTGTGCAACAACGGTGGTGCCCGGCAGGTGTTGCGCCGGGCACCTTCTTCCCTACGGCTATCTCAAAGCGGAGATAAGACATGACCATCAAGCAAGAGTGGATCGACAACCAGTTCGAGGGCCTGACCAGCGCCGAGTTGCGCGAGGCAGGGCACGCCATTGGCGTCAATTTCGGCCCGAACATGGCCGTGAACAACATGCGGCGCAAGCTGCTGGAGAAGCTGGGCGAGGCGCCGCCGATCGTGATTCCCGACGCGCAGGAGCATGACCAGAAGAACCTGCCGCCGATTCCGATGACGCGCCGCATGCAGCGGCCCAAGCTCGCTCCCGGCGACAAGTGGGAAGGCCGGCGCCAGCGCGTCATCATCCACCGCGGGCGCGACGAGGAAAACCACAAGTCGCTGCTCTTGTACTGGAACTTCGCCGCGGCGACGTTCCCGTTCGATGAGCAGATCGACATGCCGTACCCGTACTACTACCGCCTGCGCACGGCCAAGAACCCGCGCGTGATGCAGCGGCCGGTGATGACGATGAGCGAGAGCGGTACGCAGATTCGCACCGGCACGGAAAACTACGTCGTCGAGACGCAGAAATACACGTTCACCGACATGGGCGTGACGCCCGGCACCGAACATCTGCCGCGTGACATCCTCGACTACTGGCAGATGGAAGCCAAGAAGGCGAACTACTTCCGCAAGCTGCGCGAGTCGACCAGCGGGCGCCACAAGCTGATCCAGATCCATTCAGACCTGAAAGGCTCGTTCGGGCCGGCGTATTTCAAGGACTTGACCAACGAAGACATCTGGCAGGAAATCATCCGCTTCCTTGGCTTCGAGGACATCTTCTACGAAGAAGCCGAGGAGGAGTTGGCTATCCCGTGAACCTGCTGGAGATGGCCCAGTTCGTCCAGGGCAATATCGCAACGTCCGTGGACCTGCCGTTCGCAGGTCCGCAGACCATCGTCGGGGCGACCGGGCAGTATCTGGAGTTCGTCAACTACATCCAGCAGGCGTACAAGACGCTGCAACTGGACCAGAAGAACTGGAAGTTTCGCACCAAGCCCTTCCAGTTGACGCTGATCGCCGGTCAGAACTTCTACACGCTGGCGCAAATCCGGGCGCAGATACCCGATTACGAAGAAATCATCCACATGCACTTCATCGACGACAGCCAGTACGGCCTCGTCGCGCAGAACCAGTCGCCGCCGGCAGCGACCACGACCACGGGCGTCGTGACGCAACAGTCCGACACGTATTATGTGACGCTGACCTCGATCACCGGCTACAACACGTTCGATCCGGTCCTGATTACCGACAATACCAACAGCATCGCCGGCCCGATCCAGTCGATCAACGGTTCGATCGTGTCGTTCGCCGTCGAGAACGTGACAGTGACGGGAACGGCAACCAGCATCGCCAGTGGTGCCGCGGTGACGTACACCGGCACGTACAACCCGCCGAACGTGGCGAACCAGACGTTCTGCTTTTTCATCGAGTACCAGAACTGGCGCGGCTGGAAGGATCGCAACAAGCTGCCCAACGGCAAGCCGACGTACTACACGCGCACGCCGGACCGCAGCCTGGAATTCAACCCGGTGCCGGACACGACCAATTCGCCGTACATCTTCTACAACGATTACCGCAGCACGATCGACGTGTTGAACACGACCAGCAACACCAGCACGCCGCTGTACCTGCCGGACCAGTTCCATGAGGCGATCTGCTGGCGCGCGATCATGTACTGGGCGCTGGCGCGGCGCAAGCCGGACACGTACCAGGCGGCCAACATCGAGTACACGCGCATCATGACGCAGGCGTATCTGGACAACATTCCGACTGTAGAAGTATACTTAAGGGAGCTCTACGGTTAGGCTTTAATATGAAAGGGAACTGCTATGTCGCGAGAAAAAGTTTGGCTCCCAATCCCAGGTTTTGAAGGCTACTACGCTGTATCAAATGACGGCGAAGTTATGTCTATGAACTATCGTCGGACTGGCCTTCCTGGCGTACTCAAGCAGCCGTTAAACACACAGGGCTATCCTTCAGTTGACCTGAAGCCAGCAGGGGCGACTAAAAGAAACTACCTACTGGTCCCTCACCTCGTTCTACTCGCATTCGTTGGACCAAGGCCAAAAGGTCTTGTCATTAATCACATCGACAGCAATCCGCTGAACAACTGCGTGGAAAATCTTGAGTACTGCACGCAAAAAGAAAACGTGCATCATGCATGGAAGCATGGGAATGCACATGCTTTGCATGGCGAAGAACACGGAAGTTCAGTGCTAAAGGAAGATGATGTTAGAGGCATAAGAAATCTTCTGAAGATGGGCTTCAAGCAGCAGGAAATTGCGTCCATGACTGGAACAAGCCAGTCCACAGTGTCAGACATAAAGTTGAACAAAAGATGGTCGCACGTTGAAGATGTGAAGGGCTAGAAGTGCCATTTTCCACAACAGTAATCGACGGCGGCCTTGATCTGGTCACGGCGCCGCAAGCTGTGCAGCCGGGGCGTTTGCTTGCCGGCAGCAACTACGAAGTCGCGCGCCAGCGCGGTATTCGGCGCATGGATGGCTACGAAAAATACGACGGCGGCCAGAGTCCGTCGACCGGCAACGGCATCATCGCCTTCACCACGCTGCAGACGACCAACCCGCCGTTCGGCATGAGCATCGGCGATGCCATGCACTTTGTCGTGGGCGGCTTTCCGGACCAGTTTGGCACGGTTTTTTACATCGACGCGACATCGGGCACGTACCCGATCGTGTACGTGTCGCTGTTTGCGCCGCTGCCGTATTCGTTGTCGAACTTCGCCAGCAACCCGCCGACCGGCGGCTTTGCGTTTTTCGACGACACGACCAGCAATTCGTACAACATTCTTGCCGGCGGCAGCGGCGCGCCATCCAACACGATCGGAGCACCGGCCAACCTGCTGCTGCAGGCCATTACCGACCCGAACGGCACCATCACCTCCGGTACGCGTGGCTATCGCGTCACGGCGTTCAATCCCAGCGGCGAGACGGACCCGTCCATCGAAACGACGGTGACGGTGACGGCAGCCAGCAGCACGACCACGGCGCCCGTGCAGGTGGTGAACCTGACCATCCCGCCGGGGCCGCAGGTGTTGGGGTACGGGTTCACGGTGACGTCGAACGTGTTGTTTTCCGCGGCGCAGTGGGTGCGTTGCACCGACGGCACCAACAGCGTCATCGGCCAGATATTGCCGGCGCCATACGGGCTTATCGGCAGCACCAGCGTCAACGTGGACTACAACTCGGCGATCGTGGTCGGCGCGCCGTCGCTGATCCCCAACGCAACGACGGTCGAGGCGATCTACCGCATCGCGATGATTTGGGATATCCCGATCGTGCCTTCTGGCATATCGGCCATTACCGGGTACAACATCTACGGCTTTACGCCGGGAGCCGAACAGTTTCTGGCGTCGGTGCCGCCGCCGACGAACAATATCCCGTATTACAACGACTTTGGCACGATCACGCCACGCGGGGCGATGCCCACGACGAACACGACCGGCACGGTCAACTCGCAGTTGAACAACCTTGCCGGCAACTTCACGACGATTTCGGCAACCGTGCAGCAGGTGCCGGGGCAGGGCAATGTCAACGGCATCTTCTGGCTCAAGGACCGCGTGTATGCCACGCGCGATTACCTCGCTGTGCCGTACCACGCCGGCTCGACGCAGCCGAACGTGGGCGACACGATCTACCAGGGGGCGTCACTCGGCGCGGCAACATGGTCGGCGCAGGTGGCCCGGCTCGTAACGTCGTCCGGGTCATGGGCCGACAGCAACGACGCGGCTGGCGTCATCATGGTGTACAACCCGTCCGGGACGCTGTTGTCGGCCAACGCAAAAAATAACACGCAGGGCGACATCACCTTCGTCACCTTGAGCACGACCGCCGCCGCCTCGACCGCGGCCGGCCTGTACGTGGCACTGGGCGAGCGTGGCGTGACGGTGCCCACGCAAAGCTGGCAGTGGTGCGATTTGGGCTGGGTGGTGCAATACAAGAGCGGCGCGAACGATTTTGTCGACATGAACGTGGCGTTGTCGCTGGGGGGCGACAGTGCGCAGTACGTGACGACCGGCTGGAAGGTGGCCGGCACGGCTACCAACACGGCCGGCTGGAATGTCGGCGGCGGCTTCCCGGTGGCCAACATCGCGGCGCCCGCGGACAGCCTGTACAACGGCTGGGATTTCTACACCGGGTCGCAGAAGCCGGTAACACAGACGGTGGCGCTGACGAATTTCGGGTTCACCGCGACCGACGTGCCGGCCAATGCGTCGATCATCGGCATCGAGTTGCAGATGGTGATCGGCGCGATCGGGCGCACCGCGCATTTCACGGCAGCGCCGGTCGAGGCCACGATCCAGTTCAACGGCGTCGCCAACGGCCCGACGCCGAACCTGGCCAGTTCCACGCCGTATGCGGTGGTGGCGAGCGCGCTGCCGTTCCCGATACCTGGTCCCAATTCGGTTTACGGGTCATATACGTGGGTGACGAAACTGTGGGGCGCGCCGACCACGGTATCCAATACGCCGACAAGTCTGCTCGGTTACACCGGCATCACGCCGGCCGACATCACGGCAACGAGCTTCGGCATCAGTATTGGCTGGGGCTTGGCCGGCACGCAGACGAACCAGGAGATACAGGTCGGCATTGACTATTTGGCAATTCGCGTGACCTACCTGCCGCAGACCAACGGCGTGTACTTCTGGAATGTCGGCGCCACCAGCCCGTCGGCGGTGCGTGCGCAGGTCGTGATGCACTACCAGCAGGGCGGCGATCTGTCGCTGGGCAGCGCGACCGGCACGTTGTATTTCCAGTTCATCCAGTCCGACGGCACGGTGGGCGGCATTCCGCCGCGCCCGATCGGATCGGATGAGCAAATTCGTACGTGGCCTGCGAACGGCAATACACCCGACGGCGGCATGGCCGACGGCAGCACGCTGCTGGCGCTAACCTCCGTTGCTGCTGACATGAATGTGATGGACTGGAGCGCGCTCTTGACCGGCGCGCCGCAGCCGGACGGGTCGATGGCCCCCGCCAGCAAGTATCAGTCGGTCAGCAAGAATTTCTATGCCTCGTCGGGACTGGATGCGATCTACGGTGTCAGCGGGGGCGGTCCCGCGTTCTACTACGACGGCATCAAGACCGGCAGCACGGGCAATATCATCCCCGGTAACTTCTCGCGCATCCTGACGGGCCTGCCGCTGCAGTTCGAGACGCCGCGCAGTGTCGAGGCGCACCAAGGGCACATTTTCCTGGGCTACTACTCGGGTGTGATCGAGTGGAGCAATGCGGTCAATGTGCTCAGTTTCGACCCGGCGCTGTACGACGGCACGGCCGGCACGAACGGCTTCGGCGAGCGCGTGATCGGTATCAAGTCGATCAACGGCGATAGCCTGTGCGTGTGGACGCAGTCGACGATCCAGATGATGCAGGGCAACTTCAACGTGCCGCCCGGCAGTCAGGTGACATCGTCACTGTACACGACCACGATTTCGCCGACCTCGGGCGGCATCGAGTACACGATACAGCCGATGGCGAATTATATGTACTGCGACTTCCGCGGCATCACGGCGATCGGTGCCACGCAGAAGTACGGTGATTTCGAGTTGGGTCACTACAGCGCCGTGATCGCGCCATGGCTGATCCCGCGCGTGCAGCTATCGAGTTTTTTCGAGGGCGCCAACATTGGCATCATCAATTCGGTGCTGATCCGCAACAAGAACATGGCGCGCTACTTCTTCGCCGATGGCGCGGCGCTGTCGATGACGTTTCTGGAGGACAACGAGGCGCCGCAGTTCACGATACAGAACTACTACGGCCCGCTGGGCGTGCCGGTGACGTGGGACGTGGCGCAGGCGTTCACCGAAATCCTCGGTCGCGACCGCATTTTCGGTGCGACAGCCGACGGCACGGGCTGGGTGTACGAACTGGAGCGGTCCAATACCTTCAACGGCGGCGCCATCACCGGCTACGCGACCCTAGTGCCGGACGTGGCGCAGGTGCCGTTCCAGAACAAGATTTTCAGCGGCGTGAACGTATTCGGGCAGGCGCAGGATTTCGCGCAGTTCTACCTGTCGCGCAGCGCCAACTACGTGGTGCCGCAGCAGCAGGTGGGCACGAACCTCATCACCGAGCAGTTCGGGTCATTGACGGGCATGCCGACCGGCATCCCGCAGGCGTTTGTGTCGCTGGGCACGGCGCCGCTGTCGATCGAGGGCACGGCGATCAACCTGCGGTTCGATTTTTCGTCGCACCTGCAGTTTCCGCATACGATCCAGGCGATTTCCTATACCATTGAGCCGGCGCAAGAGCAGCAGGAGTAGGCGATGGCGACCCAAACGATGTCTGGCCAGCAGCAACTGCAGCAAATGCAGAACTACTACCAGCAGAAGAATTCGCAGTCGGCCGTGCCGGCCGGCAGCCCGACCCCGTACGGCGTCGATCCCAACAGCGGCCTGCTCGTCAACACACAGGTCGCCTATCAGGGCGCGCCGAACCAGAACGAACTGGTCAGCGGCCAGTTGACGGGCCTGTTGTCCGGCGACAGCCCGTACATCCAGCAGGCGCGCGCGCAGGCGGCAGCGACTGCGGCGGGGCGGGGCTTGCTCAATTCGTCGATCGCGGCCGGCGCCGGGCAGCAGGCGGCGATTGGTGCGGCATTGCCGATCGCGCAGGGCAATGCGCAGGAGTACGCCAACACGGCGGCGGCGAACCAGATGGCGGCCAACCAGCAGCTCGGCATCGACACCGGCGCCAACGCGCAGGTGACGGCGGCGAGCATCCAGGCCGGCGCCACGGTGGACGCGGCCACGCTGTACTCGGATGCAACCAAGCAGGGCCAGCAGTTGCAGTACCAGATTGCCGGGCAGCAACTGGGCTACAACTACGCGCAGATGGCGCAGCAGGGAACGCAGTTCAACGCGCAACTGGCGCAGCAGAACCAGCAGTTCGGCGCGACGTTGAACAACCAGCAAAACGAGTTCCAGGCGACGCAATCGCTCAACATCGGCCAGTATCAGGGAAATATGATGTGGAACCAGTATGCGCTCGGGCAGACGTTGCAGCAGTCGAGCCAGAATGCCTACGGGCAGGTGTTTTCCAGCATCATGATGAACCCGAACATGACGGCGCAGGACCGGCAGGCGGCGCTGGCCAATGCCAACCAGTTCTACAGCGGCATGTCGCAGCAGAATGCGTCGCTGCCGGCTTTCGTGCCGCCGTGGGTGAACAATCCGAACTACTGGACGAGCGCGTGGACATCCAGCGCGCCCAGTGGTAGCGGCAGTTTCAGCCCGACACCGATTGCCAACACATGATCCGGCGACTGTATGACCCGAAACATGTGCCGAAATTGATACAGTACGCGCGGGGGTGGCATGCGAAAAGCGTGACCGGGACGATCCCGTTGGATGTGAAGAAAAGCGACGTTCTTTTGCGGGCCTCGATGATGGCGGTGGACACTGGGGCGGTGTGGGCGAGTTTCGTCGGCAACAAGGTGCAGGGATTCCTGATCGGCGCCTTGATCGACTGGCCGTATCTGGAAGGAAAGTATGCAACCGACTGGGCATTCATCGCAGACCGCAACGGGCGTGAGTTGTACCGGGCATTCGAGCAGTGGGCCACGTCACGCGGCGTCAACGCGATCCAGATGGGCGTATCATCCGGGCTGCCGCAGGCCGGCGCGTTTTACGAAAGCGTGGGGTTACGGCAGGTGGGCGGGGTGTATTTTCGTGAGGTGAAACGGTGAGCGGCATAGCCAAAGCGGTGGGCAAGGTTTTCAAGTCGGTCGGCAGCTTCGTCAAGAAGTATTGGAAACCGATTTTAGCGGCCGTCGCGATCTATTTCACGGCCGGCGCGGCGTTGGCGTACTTCGGAGCGGCGGGTGCCGCAGGAGGTGCCGCCGCCGTTGGCGCGGAAGGCGCTGCAGCCGGAGCTGCGGCAGAAGGCGGCGCCGCGGCGTTGGGCGCTGGTGCGGCCGACTTGGGCGGCGCTGGCGTGCTGACGGCCGAAGGTGCGGCGGCGGCGGGCGTGGGTGCCGATGCCGCGGGTGCAGGCATCCTGGGCGGCACAGCGGCAGCCGAAGGCGGTAGCGTACTGGCGGGAACCGCCGGCATCGGTGGCGGCAGCGTACTGGGCGGCACGGCGGGCATCGGCGGGGCAACCGTCGGCGGCGACCTCTTGGCCGGTGGCACAGCAGCCGGTGCAGGTGCGGGAGCCGCGCAGGCCGGCTACGGATCGGCGATTACCAACGGTGCTAACTACCTTGGCGCTCCCGGTGCACCATCGTCGCTATGGCAGACGTCGTTGGACATAGCGGGCAAAGCGATGAAGACGCCGGGCGTGCCGTCGCTGATCGGCGGCATGCTCAACAGTTACCAGCAAAGCGCGATGATGAACGCGCAGATGAAGTACCAAGCCGAACGCGCGCCGGGCAACATCGCGGGCGGAGCCGGCAATGCGTGGCAGGGGTTTGCGCAGAACAAGAACCTGACACCAACAACGCCGATGCCGAGCAATTCGCAGTTGCCGCCGCTGACGCCGTACCACCTGCAGCCGAACCAGGCGCAGGCTCCGGGCATGCCGGGGATCAACCAGCCCGGATCAAACAGCGCCAATTACCCCGGCTACGGTACGCCGGGCTACGGGCAGCAATACCCGCCAGGAACCGCGCCGCCGCAGCCGATGCCGCTGGCGGCGATGGGGCAGATTCCGCAGGACCAGTACCAGCAACAGGGACTACTGAGCCAGCAGACGCCGTTCATCGAATCGCCGTACGACGAGAGCTACGCCTAAGGATTTGCCGCCATGCCCGGACAATTGCTGAACAACACGCCGACCGCCACGCAGGCCAATGCCGCGCCGCCCGATGAGGCGCAGCCGGATACCGATGCGGGCGAGGAAGCAGCCAGCCCGTACGAGGAACATTTGCTGGCCAAGGTGATGGCGGCGGTTTACAAGAGCTTGAATGGCGCGGCCAAGCTGCGCCAGATCGAAGGCTGGATGATGCACTCGCCGAACCTGGGCGCCACGATCGGAAACATCGCGTTCACGATTCTGGCGTCGATCTACCAAGGGGCGAAGAAGGCCGGCGTCATGATCCCGGTCGACGTGTTCTTTGCGCAGGGCGGCGCGACATACCAGACGATCGACCGCATCATCATGATCGCCGAGCATGCCGGCGTGCCGGACACCGACCCCGACAAGTTGCGCGAGGACGCCATGGGCGTGCTGGTCGACAAGGTCAAGCACATGTTCATGGCCGACGAAGGCAAGCCGCCACAGTCGGCGCCAGGTCCGGTGCCGCCCGGGCAGACGCCGGTAGCCGCGGCTAATCCGATGTCGGCTGCGGTCGGGCAAGGTCTTCAACAGCAGGGCCTGATGAGCGGCCAAGGGCCGGAGGGAGCGGTGCAGTGACGCAGAAATTCATCAATCCGCTGAAGATGGGCCTGCTGGGCGGCTTTGCCGCATGGGCGAACACGATGGAAAAGTACAACATGATGAACGCGCAGAACGAGGCGCGGCAGCAGTTGTACAAGACCAAGTACGACGCTATGGGGCAAGTGGCGGCCGAACGCGCCAGGAACAACGCGCTTCTCAACCAGATGAAGCTGGAAGCCAACCAGCGCACCAGCAAGGTCGACGGGGTGCAGGGCGACGACGGCAAGCTGTACAGCGTGACGTACCGCAGTGTGTACAACCCGTCGACGCAGCAGTACGAACAGAAGGAAATTGGGCGCGTGCCGTACCAGCCCAAGCAGGCAGCCGGCTTCAATCTTTCGCCGGGGCAGGTGCGCTATGACGCGCAAGGCAATGTCATTGCCAAGGCACCGGACAAGCCGGACGTGCAGGGCGCCATCGCAGCGCGGCAGGCAGCGAATGAAGACCGGCGCCATCAGGACCAGATGGAGCGCGACGCGGCGAAGCAGCAATCGGCGGACCTTGCGCGCAAGATCGACCGCGTCGAGACACTGACCGGCAAGGACATGGCCAACTGGGACAAGATCACCGACCCGTCAACCAAGCGCCAACTGCTCAAGGACGCCGGGATCGACCTGCCGGACAAACCGGGCATGCTGTACGGCACCAATCCGCCGGGCGAGGACGAAATCGAATCGCAGCGCGGCGCCTACGAGGCGGCCATGCAGAAAAAGCACGCGAAGAACCTTGGGGTGCCGCTCAAGGCCATCGAGGAAGGCGCGGCACCGGAGGGTTCAACCGACACGACGGACGGTAGTGGACAGCCGACCGGCGCGCAGCCGCAGTACACGCCGGACGGACGCCAGATCAAGTACGACGCCAACGGCAATGCGTTCATCAAGGGACCGGATGGCAAGCCGGTACCGTATGTCGCCGACGCCAACGGCATGCCCGATTCGCCGCTGGCGATGGATACCGTAAGTGGCGACGACAACGAGGCATCGCCGGATGACCAGACCGATACCGGCGCGCCGCAGGGTGGCGCGGGACTTCTGGCGGGAACCGATGTGGGCGCCGACGACGAGGAAGCCGAACCGATGCCGGACGACGAGGATGAGGAAGGCGAACCGCAAGGCTTGATGAGTGGACAATACGCCTGACTGGGATTCGCTGTCTGACACACCGCCGGCCGTGGCGCCCGTGGGGCAGGATCGTTCGACGCCCGTGGATGCGCAGGTGGCCGATTTTGCAGACGAGGCCAATCGCCGTGTTGCGGCCGGCGAAGACCCGGCAACCGTTGAAGCCGACCTGCAAAGCCAGGTTCAATCCGCGCAGCCGAAAATTCCCAAGGGCAAGACGACCAAGGCATCCGAGTGGGATTCTTTGCTGGATGCGCCGCCCGAATTGCCGGGTCCGCCGGAAGAAGTAGGCCCACCTGCAGCACTGGCCGGTTCACCGGCGCCTGACACGACGGCAACCGGCGATGTCCCGCCTGATTTTGGCACCGGCGGCGGCCCGTTGGATACATCGGGGTTTGCCCCGGCAATGGCCGCGCAGGGCCGCGCTATCGCCAGCGGTATTCCTCGCGCGCTGGCTGGCGGCGAGGCATCACTGGTCAAGTTCGCGGCCAATATCGCGCCGGCTGTTGTCGCCGGCACCGGCAATATCGCAGGCGGTCAGGCGCTGGAGCAGACGCTATCGCCCTATGCCGAAGAGGCTGGCCAGGTCGAGCAGCAGGTGGCGCAGGAGCGTGCCGATGATCGCGCCAGTGGTGCGTCGACGCCGATCAGCCGTGCGATCGAATCCGGCGTCGGTGCCGCCTACGCGCTGCCACAATATGCTGTCGTGCCTGAGTTCGAGGGCGCCGACCTTGCCGTGGCAGCCGTCAAGGCGCTGCCGGCATCGTATTCGGCGGCCAAGACCACGTTTGCCGACCTCTTGCCGAAAGTTGGCGTTGCCAAGGCGCTGGAAGCGTCGGGACTGACCGGCATCGTCAACCTCGTCGGCGCATCGTTGCCGCTGGGTGCTGCCGGAACGGCCGCTGAGCGCGTGGCAGCCGGCGCCGGGGTCGGCGTTGCCTCCGAAGAAGCGGGCCGTGCCGGGCAGAACGTGATCCTGTCCGACCATCCTGAATTGCAGCAACCGCTTGACCCGGAAGCCATTGTGCAGGCCGGATTGACTGGCGGCGCGCTGGGAGGCTTTGCCGGCCATCCGCGCTTGAGTGACGCCGATATTGCCGCGGCGCGTGTTCAACAACTAACCCGAGGACTGACCAATGCCCGAGAAATACCGCAGGATCAAGGAGGAGTACCGAGCCAAGGGACTGTCGAAGAAGGCGGCCGAGAAGGTGGCGGCGAGGATATTCAACAAAACGCGAGCACCGGGGACACCTCCGGTAACGCGGAAGGACTGACTGATGTCGATCAAAACGTACAGCCCACTGACGCCGCGCGTGCCGTTGCCGTGCAAGAAGGCGGCGAAGAAGGCAAAGGCCAAGCCGCGCCCGAGGTATTAGCCGACCAAGGAACCGCTGATGCAACTGCGAGCGTGGCACCTGATGCGCAAGTTCCTGGCGATGCGGACACAGCACGCGCTGCGGATGCTGTTGCGGCAGGCGAGGAAGGATTACCTGCTGCGACATCCGCAGAATCGCTGATTACTGACCAGCCTGACGACGACTGGCTACGGGCGAATCCGCGCAAGAATCCGGAGTTGTTCGGTATCAATCGACCCAAGTATCCGTCGTTGCTGGAGTGGGTGGCGCGTGGTGGCGGACTGAACCGCGAAGCGTTTCGTGCGGAATACGGCGTTGATCCGGCGTACTGGAATACGCGAGAGGCACAAAGGGCGAATCAGAAAATCGTCGGCAAGCCGCTATTCCGAAAAGATGGCGGAATGACGCCAGAAGACTTGCGCGAGGCCATGCAGCAGGATGGCTGGCTGCCGCCCGAGGCGCCTGATGCCCCCGCGCAACTTGACAACCACGATGCGTTCGAACTTTTCAATCGCGCCCTTGGTGGCAAGGACGTTGTACATCCGGCCGACGACAATTTCGAGGCAATGGTCAGGCACGTCGAGGAGGGCCAGAGGCAGGAGTTGGAAGATCGTGCCGTAGCGCAGAGACTTGGCTACACCAGCGCCGACGAGATGCGCGCTGCGCACGAGGCAGACAACCGAGTTGCAGCCACCCAGTATTCGCGGCAGCAGGATTTGTTCGGGCCACCGAAAGAACTGTACGAGAAGGCCAAGGCAAAACGCGCCGAAAATCTGGACCTGTTCGGCGGCGCTACGAGCAAGGATGCTGTCGATGCGGCGCAGCGCGCGAAAGACCTTGAGCTTCGCGGCGGTGAGCGCGCGGCAGTTCCGATGCGTGCTGGTGAGGGAGAATTGTTTGCTGGTCCGCGGCCGGAGCAGGAGACTATTCCAGAGCCGCCAGCGAAGCCGAACCTCTACTCGATGGCGGCCTATCACGGCAGCCCGCACGACTTCGACGAATTCAGCAGCGAGCACATCGGCACTGGCGAGGGGGCGCAGGCTTATGGGCATGGGTTGTATTTCGCGGGCAAGAAGGATATTGCCGACCACTACAAGACGACATTGGCAGAGAGTCGCTACGGGAAGGAATCTGTCAGTGCTCTAAGCGATTTTGAAGCAGCCCATCCACAGGAGGCCAAGGACTTCTCCGAGGAGATGCTTGCCTACGCTGGGCGCCGTCTATCGCGCCCGGAGTTGGCGACTGAGTTGCAGAATGTCATCTTCCGCGACAGGACCGGCGTCCCGCAGCGTATCAGCGACGATTTGGCCGCGCACATTGTAGCGAACGCCAAGAAGGCACCGAGTCCGGCAGGCCACGGCTACGAGGTCGAACTTGCCCCAGAGGACCACGAATATCTGGACTGGGACAAGCCGTTGAGCGAGCAGTCGCCGCATGTGCAGGAGGCGATCAAGCCTCTTGTGGAGCAAATTCGCAAATTGCCGGATAAAAATGGCCCATCAAATCGTGGGCGCGATGCCGTAGTTTCTGGAGAAGGAACCGGCAGTGATTTTTACCGCAGACTTGGCTTCCTGCGGAGCAAGCCGAGCGCATTTCCTGAGATTCGCGTTCCTGACGACGTTGCGGCATCAAAAGCTCTGCACGATGCCGGTGTCCGTGGCATCCGCTATCTCGATGCGACGAGCCGCGACACCACTACCGTACGTCCAGTCACGGTCGACGGCAAGACGCAGTACGAAGTGAACCCCGGCTGGAACGCGAAAAAGTTCGGGATGGAAGTCAACCAGAAAAAATACTTCGACACGCAACAGGAGGCAGAAAAGTTCGTTGACCAGCAGCGCAGCCGAAACTACGTCATCTTCAATGACAAAGACGTCAAAATCCTCAACAAGTACGCCCAGCGCGAAGGCGCGCCGCAGACCGACAACCTGACCCGCGACCAAGCCCGCGAGGCCCTGACGCGCGAGTTCGGCGCCACCGCCATGCGCAAGTTGGAGGCAAATGGTCTGACGCTGACGCCGCGTGCCGACCTTGCGCAGCACGCGCCGGAACTGACGCCGCAGCAGCGTGCCGGCGTCAAGGGCTTTACGCCGCCGGACAAGTCCAGCGCCAATGTCATCCACGACAACGTGACACGCGCCGAACTGCCGGAAACGGTGATCCATGAAGTCGTCCACGCGAACCTTGACCGCATCCTGCCGGAAGCCACGCGCAATGCGCTGGCCAGCGCGATCCAGGCGCGTGCCAGCAAGTCGCCGGAGGTCAAGGCGTCACTCGATGCGATACCCAAGACGACGCCCAAGGCCAACTACCGCGAGGAAGTGCTGGCGCAGACGATGGGCGACCTGTACACGCAGCCGATCGGGCGCAAAGTGCTCGATGCGTTCAAGCTGGGCCTGAACCGGATGGGCGTCCCGCTGGACTGGATCAATGCCCACGAAGCGGCCATCCGCCAGATCGGCATCGAAAACCTGCGCCATTATGCCGAGGCACCGCGGCGTAACCCGGTAACTACCGTGCAGATGGCCCCGCGCGCCGCACCAGCGGGTGCAGGGCAGGCGCCGGCCGAGAAGCCGCGCATACGGGTGCCGGTGGACCAGGTGCCCGTACAGCGCGTTCCAGAGCGTCCTGAGGCTGTCTCACGACCTGAGACGCCGACTGCCAGCGACACGGCGATCGGCACGAAGAATGCCGCAAAGGCCACTGAGCGTGCCGAACGCGGGCTGGGACCAGTTGTCAGCGAACTGAGGCCGAAAGAAAAAGAAGTCTGGAACGCAGCCCTCCAACGCCGAGAGGCCGACCCGACAGTTGGCTACCGGCTGTCCGCCGAATTGGCCAAGAACCCGCGCACCGTGTCGTCGGAAGACGAGGCGCTGCTGATGCAACACGGCGCCGAACTACACAACCGATACGACGACGTGTTGCAGCGCATCGAAACGGCGCAGAAAGCCGGCAATACGGCAGATGCGGTCAATGCGCAGATGGAGCGCATGGCGATCGAGCAGGACTTGGCCACGAACGATAAGGCGACGAAGGAAATCGGCACGGAATGGTCAGCGACCGGCCGGATGCGCCAAAAACTCGCCGAGCGCGACTTTTCGATGGCACGGCAAGTGCTTCGGTTCAAGGCCATCACGGGGGTCGACGACCTGCCGCAAGCCCTGCGCGACCAGATTGCACAGCACGTCAAGACGATACAGGCGCGTGAGGCGGAACTGTCTGCCGCGCTGGCCGACAACGCCAAACTGCGCGAGCAGCAGACGCCGCCTGTTGCGCGCCGACGCATTGCGCCGGCCGACCGCCGCACACTGGATGATGAATTCAGTGCGCTGGCCCAGCGTGCGGCGCAGTTGCGCAAGACGGCAGCCGGTGGCACGCGCTATGCCCGTGTCGAAGACCCGGAACTGGCGTCCGTCATCCGCCGCATGGCACGCAACCGCAGTGATGCCGGCGAAACCGACCCGGACAAGGTGCTGGCGGCGATTCATGAGGCAATCGGTGGTGGCGTGCCCAAGCAGGACATCGCCGATACGATTACCAGCAACGCGCCATACCGCAAGCAGACGCAGAACGAGTTGCAGCAGCGGTACAACGACCTCAAGCGCGCACTGCGCGATCCTGCGGTGCAGCGCGACGCCACGCGTGCCAAGCAGTTGCAGTCACAACTGTCTGACATCAAATCGCGCATCCAGCGCAAGGACTTCTCGCCGCCGGACAAGCGTGAGAAGCCGGTCTACGGCGAGGCTGTGCAGCATCTGCAGTTGCAAATCGCCAAGGCCAAGAACGAGTTGAACGCACTGGCGACACGGCAGGAGCGCCTGAACGACACGCCGCTGGGCAAGACCCTGCGCACGATCGTCGACGCCAAGATATTCAACATCCTGGCGTCGGTCAGTGTATACAAGAAGCTCGCTGGCGCTGTCGTTACGCGCAACGCCAGCCAGATCGGCGAGGAGGCGCTGGGGACGGTGCTGGCCAAACTTCCGGGCCTGCGCAAGTACGCCGCCTATTCGCCGCGCTATGGCGGTCGCGGCTTTTGGGCAGGCATGGGCGAGTTCGGGAAGGGCTTGAAGGACGCCTTCGCGCGCGCCAAGGAAGACCTGCAGCAGAACCAGAACAAGTGGGACATCTTGTACGGCCACAAGCGCGTATCGCAGGAGTTCACGGATTTCTCCGGCCGGATGGGTGACGCCATTCGCACGCCTGGCGGATTGAACAAGGCCATGGAAACGGCGCATGCTGGCGCGCGTTTCATTGGCGGCACGCATGCGGCCATGAAGGAGTTCGTGTCCGAGCCGGAGATGCGTGTGGCGCAGATGCAGATTGGCCGCTACACACGCGAGCAGTTGCTGAAGAAGGGCATGACGCCGGAAGCGATCGAGGAGTACATGGGACGCGAGTCAACCATGGCGAGCGTGCAGGCGCAGGCGTACGAACACGCGCTGGAGTCTAAATTCCAGGGCAAGAACACACTGACGCAGGCGATCAATTCGACGCTGGCACGATGGGAGAAGACCGGCGGCATACCCGGCAAGATCGCTGCATTCCTTGCGAAAGAGGAATACCCGGTGCGGGGTATCCCGGTCAACATCGCCAAGGAACTGTTGACCAGTTACCCGTTCGGTGCGTTCAAGGCGATGGCCAAGGCCATGCGTTTCGACACGCTCAAGGAAGAGGGAAAACCAGCCGCCGCAGACTACATCATGAAGAACCTGCGCAAGCAGGGCATTGGTATTGCGACACTGGCGCTGGGTGGCTACCTGCAGTCACAACTGGGCGGCGTGCCGCATGCCGAAAAGAAGGACAAGAGCGCGCCGGTCAAGCCCGGCGAGGCCATGGTGGCGGGGCAGAATGTCGGGACACAAATCATGCACGGCCCCGTCCCCGAACTCATGGAGATGGGCGCGTCACTGGCGCGCGTGTATCGACGCGAATACGGCAGCCGTGGCTTTACGGCCTTTCTGGAGTCGCTGGCGCAGGTATATCCGACACTGGCGCTGCAGTCGATTCCGTACACTGACCAGCCGATGCGGCAGGCGCGCACGGTCGAAAATGCGCAGAAATATGACCACCGCGCCGGCTACGACAAGTTGCTGGGTGAGATGATCCGGTCCAATGTTGTGCCGGCAGCGGTGCAACAGGCGGCGCGTGCCTACGACCCGTACCAAGGTTTCCGCAATGCGCGTAATATCCCCGAGGACGTGAAGCTGGGCGTTCCGGGATTGCGCGAGCAAGTTCCCCACTCAAGGTGACGTGACCATGTACATGACCCCGCAACAGGTATTGGCGCAGTATTACCAGAATCAGCAGCAACAGCAGTCGCTGTCGCCGCAGGGCGCGATGGGCGGCTATGGCGGCGCCCCGGTCGGCAATGCCCCGGCGCCCGGAGCCGGCAGCACGGGCGCGGTGCCCGCGGGACTTGCGCCGGCCAACTACGGCATGTCCAGACGCTTCGGTATCCCGATCGCCCCGCAGGTCAATGCGCTGGCGCAGCAGATGCAGGCCAACCGCGCGCTGCAACGCCAGATCGGCTACGGCGGCGCACCGATGCAGTACCAGCCGCAAGGCGGCGGTGGCGCCAATATCGGCGGCCAGCAGTTCGGCCCCGATGGGCGCCCGCTGCCGATGCCGCAGTTGCAGGGCATCCAGCAAGCCACTCAGGCAATGCCGATGCAGCCCGGCGCCCCGGTAGGCATGGCTGGCGCCGCGCCTGCTCCGATGGCCGGCAATGCGCAGCAAATGCCGATGCAGCCGATGCGGCAGTACAACCCGAGCATCGGTGGACAAGGCGGCGCAGCCAACCGGCTCGCCCAGTATTATTTGCGCTAGGAGAACCCAGTGGCTGACAAACCAGTTCTAACGTACGGCCCGGCCTATCTTGCAGGCAGTGTTACCAATATCTACCAGGGCGGCGGTGGCTCCGCACTGATATATGACCTCATCAGCGGCATTTATTTGGCCAACGTGACGAGCGGGGCAATAACAGTCACTATCTACCTCGGCGCGACGGGCGGTAGCGCGGGCGGAACCGAACTGCTCAAGGGTGTTTCGATTCCTGCCAACACAACCGTTCCTTTTTATTACAGCGGCCGCGGCTTGAAATTGACCAGCACGCAGTTCCTGACAGGGCTAGCCAGCGCCGGCTCATCCGTGACCATTACTATTACTGGCACGCAAGCGGTCGTGTAATCGTGGGCAAGCTCGGTGTTCGCGAAAAAAGCCTGATCCACCAAGTCAACCGAGTTCCAGTTTCGGGACCGCCCGGCTTCGGTACGGGGTTTATCCCGGCATTTTTGCAGGACATTGATGACCCGGTAGACGGAGCGCCGGGCGGGGTGGGTAATTTTAACGCTCACCCCAGCAGTACGACGAACGTCTACACGACGAACAACTATATCGTCTCTGCGCAACAAGATTTTATCGAAGATACCGACAATGGCGTTCCTGGTAGCGCAGGAAACTTTGGAGGAAACTCTGGCGGCACAACCTATTCCGCCGACGGCTCAACCCTGCAGCTCGTCGGCACGACGTTCTCAGAGAAAGACGGCGGCACGACCAACGCCAAGCTCGCCAACATGGCGGCGAACACGATCAAGCTGAACAATACCGGCAGCCCTGCTGCGCCGATCGACGGCTCCGTGGCGCAAGCGACCGCCATGCTCAACGTCTTCCTTGCATCAGGTGCCAGTCATCTGAAAGGTCTTGTTCCAGATCCCGGCGTCACAGGCGGCACGACCAAGTTCTTGTGCGAGGATGCGACATTCAAACTGGTGCCGTCGGCCGGTGGCGGCGCCCTCGTCGGCCTGCCCGGCGTCGTCGCAGGGTCGGCATCCACCACGCTGACCGTGACCGGATTGGACCTCAACACCGACGGCGTTTACCTGCTGATCTACTCGTTCAAGAATGCAACGGCCTCTGCGCCAACGATTTCCTTCTACGTCAATTCTGACACCACCGCAGGACATTACTCGTCGCAGAGACTTGCGGGCAGCGGATCTACGGCTGCAGCGACATCCAGCAGCATTTCATTTCTGGCATCAATGGCCGCCGGCACAACATGTGCAGTGTCAGGCTTTGCTATTGTGATAAAGGATCCGACTGGATTTGTGGACTGCCTTAGCTTTGCCATGCAAAATCAAACAGGAAGTACGGCACCAGATGTTCGCATTAGCGGTATTCTTGCTGTAAACAACGGCACGACGAACATGACGCAGTTCATCATCTCGTCCAGTGTCGCCAGTTCGCTCGATACCGGCTCGTACTGCTATCCCTTCAAGATCGTGCACGCATGAGTGCCGGCGCAATGAGGACACTTCGTTGAAAGTCTACGGCCACGGTGTTCACGCAGTCACGGGCGAGACGTTCGAGACGGAATACGACATCGACGGCGTGCTGTCCGAGGACGAGGCGCAGGCGGCTGCGGCCGCGCAGGCTATCACCGACCACAACGACGCCATCAAGGCGCAGTTACGCGACGCGGACGTGGGCATGCTGCGCGCATTGTTCGACGGCGACACGGTCAGGATCACGGCGCATCGTCAGGCGCAGGCGGCGTTGCGGGCGACGTTGAAGTAGCCTCCCTGCGCACGGGGTCGGTGGGTGGATTCGACAGCGCCGCTTCGATGTACACGGCGGCGTCCATCAGTTCCTCTTGCAAGTGGCGCAGCCAGTCGTCGCGCGACAGATCGCCGCGAGTCGTCGATACGCCGTACTTCCGCAGTCCTGCGGCTTCACGCTCGGCGTGCTTGCGGATGACGGCAGACACGTTGGCATCCGCCACCGCCTGCCCGCCCTCGCATTCGGGCGGGGGAGGTAGTAACGCAGCCAGCCTATCGGCGCGCGGGCTTGACGGTGGATTGCGGTAGTCCAGCAGCGCATCAGCGGCCGGCGAGCGCGAGTCGATCACGCCGCGCTTGACGAGTACGGCAACCTCATCTGCCAGAGCATCGGCGCATCGCTTGTCCAAAGGCCAGAGGCCGTCTGCTGGCGCAGGGCGCTGTGCGATGGCGGCGCGGGTGTTCCATGCTGCGATAGGCGGCTCGTCTAACTCGTCGTCAATTATTTGAGCGTGGCAGTCGTCACACTCGACTGCATTTGTGCATACGGTCAAATCTGTCGTCCCGCAAAACGGACACGGCAGCAATGCCTCGCCAATCTCGCTAGACGACGCTGGGCGCGGGGTAGGGTCAGCCATTGGGTTTCTCCGTTAGTTCGCGCGACGCCATAATTTGCAGGCCGTCTCGAATATCTTGCGCGCGCAATGTGCCAACGACTTCGACATGACGCATGGCGATGCTGAGAAACTTCAGTACTTTCACGTCGTCATGCGCCCACGTCGGCAGCCTGTCTTCCGCTGCGCCTTCGGGCGGGAGGGTGGCGATAACCGCGTGCAATTCAACTTCCAAGCCACGCGCGCGGAAGTAATCCCCGCACACGACCCTTTGTTCGCCGATAAAGTCCCGCGCCCGTTCCAGCGTATGCCGTAGTGTCGAGGGGGTCATTTGTCCCGCCTGCGCATGACGCGCTCAAGATACGTCTGCACTCGCGGCCAGTCTTTCGGATGAACCCAAATCTGCCGCAGCACGAAACCACGAGCGCGCATCCTTTCGCGCTCGGCAGCCTTCCGTTCGTTGACGGACATTGCGCTCACTGCGCGTATGCCTTGATCGCCTCGACCGTCGCATCATTGCTGGCATCGTCTGTCAGCGGCGAGTAAACATCCCACCAGTCCGGTGTCGCGTACAGCATGACGGTCTTGTGCTTGTTGGAGAACAGCAGAATCCATCGTTCCATGACGATGCCAAACTGCTTGTCCTCGACGGTTTCCATCAGCTTGGAATTTGGCAGCGCATGCAAAGTATCGCGTGCAATCTTGCAACGCTGGTAGGCTTCGGCAACCTTGCTCAATTTCTTCTGTGCGGCCATTTCATTTACTCCGGTCATGCCACGATTGGCGAAGCCAGTATAGCACAGTGACATGTCACTGTCAAGTGCGACATTTCACGCCCCACCCTCCCCATCCGCTTGCCCCAAGTCAGGTTTTTGTGTCAGCAGGAGTTGCGGCTGTAGCGGCTGGTTGAACGTCAACACCTGATGCCATATCAAGCCACTCCAGAGCACGCGCAGGCGATCACGCCAACCTAGGCGCCAGCAGAACGTCACCTGACCTTCTAGCGTGCGATGCGCTGGCAGCGGGCGGTATTCCGGTTGATCCTTCGCATACACCATGGTCTGCTCGGGAAACTCGATCAATTCGGGAAACTGGCTCATTGGCGTAATACTCGATATTGAAAAGTGGACAGGCGGACTGGAAGCAAACACCCACGTCGTCAAAGTTCAGGTCGCAAAGAAGGCATGCCGCACTAGCCATCCGCTTGCCCCGCGCCTTGCGCGCCAGGTGTTGCGGTCGGCTGGCAGTCCGGGCATGGCTCCGTGCGATACTCGAATTGCTCCGGCGTTTGTCCGGTTGGGCCGCCTACAACGCCACGACCGCCGCATGTTTCGCAATCGTCAGCCGCATCGTATTCGTCGGCCAGAGTGACAACCGAACCGTCAGGCTCTCTGTAGTACCCGGTCGGATTTCCGTCATCATCTAGCACAGGTGTTGTGGTCGGCGCGCTCTGAATCCTGAGCACCCAGCGGCCGTCTTCCCGATGCACCCATTCGCCGAAACGAATTGACGCACCTTTCGAGTTTTCGACTTCGACAAAGCGGCCGGGATTCGGTCCCGGCGGACCATCGAAAACTATGTCGATGAAATCGCCCTGCGCGCTCTGCGATTGTTCGAGTTCGGCGGCGCGGGTGATAGCTTCCCATTGATGTGATGGAATGATGTGGTACTGAGTAACAAATACTGCGTTCTTAACTCCATCCGTTTCGCTCTCGGCGAATCTTCGACAATCAGCGGATGCAATTAACTGCACCAGCGCCCGATGCCCGGCTGCGGAAAATGTGGGGGTCATGTGTCATATCCTTGCAGTGATTCGTAGTGGCGCAGCATGGCCACCGTATCGCCTTCCATGATCGCCTTGGTCGCGGCGTCGAGTTCGGCGCGCATCATCGCCAGCGCGAAAGCGCCCGGTGGGCCAATCGCGATATAGGCCGGCATGACCTGATCCCGAACGCGCGCCATCTCCATTGGCAGCGCTTCGCCTAACGTGTAACTACGTGTCTGTTCGTTCATCCCTCAACCCTCCTTCGTTGCACAGGAACCGCCAGACTGCGGCTCGGTAGTTGATTAGGTGCTGCTGCATGGATGCCGGAACCCCTGGTGTTTAGTGTCGCCAGCGACGGCGCTGATTGTTCCGGTACCCACCCGACGATTGCATGGCGCCATGCCGATCCATGCAACAGCCCTAATCAACCTCCTTTCGTGTCACCCTCCTTTGCTGTGTCCGGCCTGCCGGCGAACTCAACGGAACGTCCATCGGTCAGGTCTAGCGCAAAGGTGTTGCTACCCATGCGAACTCGGCGCAACTCAAGTCGCGCGACCTTATCGGCGTGGGGATCGGGGTGGGTGGTCATGGTTTCCTCGATGCAAAGTATTCGGATAGACCTGCGCGCGCAGCTTCGACGGATACGCGACTGATCGTCGCTCCCTTGCGAATCAGCTTGGCAATTTCCTTCGCGTCTTCCTTGGCGCGCTTCGGGTCGATCACGGATGCGAAAAAGTATCCTGGTTCACCCGGATGGCTCGCCACATAACACATTGCGTCGTCGCTCACCTTCATCACCTCAAGTCCGTTGCGGGGTTAGCACCACCACGATGCGAGGAACCAGCCCGGTCCCTTCGCTTCCGTCAAATCAATCTCTAGGTCTCGACAAAAGTCAGCCAGTTTCTTGTCCCATTCCGGGTTGCGATTGAGTTCTTCGCCGCTCAAGTTTTGTGGGTATCCACGTCGCGCTATCCAACCTGCGTCGAGAATCTTGACTACAGGACAACTCCACTCGCCGGAACCATGTGAGCTAATCTCGACGCCGTACTCCTCGGCTATCGCCTGCTTCGCGTCATTCCAGATATTCAGTGCGCCACGATGTTCGTCGCACCATTGGTCACTGGCTTCGCGCCGCTGGTCGTAGGGTAGCGCTTCAATCTCGGGCGGGTACGCATCCCACGGATTAACGATGCCGCGTTGACGCGCGACGACTTCCGTCCACTCGGTTTCATCCTCTTCCTCTCGGTTGAGTAAATCGGCCTCGTCTTCCCACACGTAGCCGTAGACCAACATTGCATTTGTGCTAACGCTCACCACTCACCTCCATTGGCAAAAACCCGATCCGTCCGCCACGCCATCCCACCCGGCACGACAACCCACGCGCCGGACGCGTTGCCGGAGGAGGGGAGTGCGACGAGGAATATCGACGGCTCGGCAGGCCAAGCTCGGGTGGCAGCCAGTATCAGTATGCCGGCGACCGCACCGAGCGCCATGCACAGTATCAAGCGCGGCGGCACGAATAGCGCCACGACGAAGCAAGTAGCAACGATGGCAGCAAGTAGCCAGTAACCGTTCATCGAAATTCCTCGCTAAGCCGCAGCTTAATCGGCAGCGGTATAAAATATTGGTTGGCCAAAATGCCGGCAAGTTCGTTGATGCGATGGTCCGTTATTTTGCTCGGCCGGCGTCGTCTCAATTGACGCCATTGGTTTTTGCACACGATGCAGAACCGGCCAGGAACGCCATTGCGCACACGCTCGCCTTCTATCAGGTGGCCTCGGCGGCAGTAGCCTTTCATTGTTGGTTCTCCTCAACCGTCTGCGCCGTCGGTTCGACCGGCACTAGCTTCAACACGATCGACGCCGATATGCGGCCACACTTGGCGCAGATGGCGCGCGTGCCGGACAACTGCCACAACTGGCTGCCGCAGGGGATGCATTGCCAGACGTTCATCAGAATGCTCCGTTAATTAAAAGCTGGCGTCATATTGTTTCTCAACTTTCCAGTACGCCAGCGCGGCTTCAAACTTGCGCCATCCGTAAGCGATGTCGTCGGCGCTCCATACGTGAGAGGCGACGATGCCGGGGTGTGTGCGGCTGACGAAAATGTTGGCGCATTCGACATGATGGCTGCGCTCGACCATTCCAAATTCACGACGATATTCCTTGATGCCACACAAGCATAGACCTACCTGATACGCAGCGAGCTGTACATTCTGCTCCCACGCCAGTTTCTTGCCGTCGCTAAAATCCCCGTCGCGACCTTTGTAGTCGACCACGATGCCCGTCGACGGTGAGTGCAGGTCAGTCTTGCCGCCGAACCCCAGCGGGTGCGCGAACGATTTTTCGCTGACCCAGTCGGTAACGTCGGGGAACAGTCGCGCAATCTCGGCGAGCGTTGCGTTAACGTGCGGTGTATAGCGTTCGGGATACGGCTTGCCGACAACGTGGCGCTCGATTGCATCGTGGATACGGGTGCCCTCATTGGCCGCGTCCACAACCTGCTGGCGGCTTTCGGACAATGTGCGCTCGATGTACGCCTCGTCCGTCTCGCCGTCAAGGCGAGTGCCCGTCATTGCCGCCAGGATGCCTTGCACAACAAGCCATTTCGTCAATGCGGGCTTGGCGATGACACTCAGGACGGTCGTCACGCTCGGAACGAGCTTCAAGTGCCGATCCCAGCGCAGGTCGACGCCACGCATGCCGCCCGGGCCTTTCGACTTCGCCGGCACTTCGTAGCACGGGGCGCCGTCGCGGGTATACCAGTGACCGGATTCGCCGTCGAAGCTCATACCTTACCCCTTGCCGCGAGCATGGCATCGGCCACGAAGTAGGCTTCGGCAGCAAGGCCTTCGCGCGAGAATGACGGATGTTCTGTTGTCGAAGGGTTTGCTAGATGCCCCTGTATTACCTTCGCCGCGAAGTAGTCGCGCAGGGACATGCCTCCAAAGTAGGCAAATGTCTTGTCAATCTTGCCGATCGGGATGCGGCCGGGGAATGCCATGCCGCCGTCGATCGGTCCTTCAAAGTCGTCGTTCATGCCTTACCCCTTATGTATTCCAGTCGGTCGTGTCGTTCCCAATACTCGACCGCCTCTTGAAATGTGGAAAACAATGGCGTGCGCGTGCCGCATGGGGAACACTCCAGCGCATGCGTGCCGCCTTGGCGCATGTCCAACCAATGCTTTGGTTGGCGCTTGCACGCTGGACATTCCGCCAGCGTGCCCTCGATTTTAACTTGGCGTTGCATCAGACTAACTTCTGCTTGTGCATTTCCTTGAGCACGGCCTTGTAATCCATCAAGCCATGTGCCCACTTCTGCATCAGCGCGTCTTTCTTCAACTCGTCCGGCGTCGATTCGCGCGACGCCCAGCCGCCGCTGGTTTGTTCCCATGTTCTACCATTGCCGTTTGGCATGTTCGTATCCTCATTAGGGTGGCGCGTCCTTGCGCCTGTTGAGTCGCAGATCAGAAGGGGATTTCGTCGTCGGGATCGGAGCCGTACATCTTTTCCTCGGCGCCCTGCGCTTCCTGCTGCGTTGCGCGTGACACCTGGCGTTTCGCCTCGCCTTCGGCTACCGCATCCTCTCCGACCTGCTGCGGATCGTGCGCAAATGCCGCATCGGCCTTTGCAAGGTCTTCCTTCGAGATGCCAGCCGCCTGGTCCTTGGTGCGCGCAAAATACGCGGTCAGGTGCGCCTGCAGCACCTTGTCCAGTTCCAGCGCCTTGGCGTTGCTGGCTTCGGACAGCGGCGTCAGGGTGAATTCTGGGACGTAGTACGTGATGCTGCCCTTTTTCCCCTTCGTTGCCGCCTTGATCGTGATGGCCTTCTCGAACACATCCTTGCGAGACATCTTGCGGAATTCCATCCACGTCTTGAGGGCCGCGCCCTTGAACTGCAGGCTTCCCAACTCGAACGTGTCGCCGACGCGATAAGCAATGTACAGGTTGGCGACAAAGTTGCCGCCCAGCGCGCCGACACGGTCGCGGATCGCGGCGTAGTGGCCGCTGGCCAGTTCCCCGCCCTTGAAGGCGCGGACGACAAAGACCTCCTGGCGCGTATCGCGGACCTCGTTGGCGTAGATGCCGGATTCGCTGGCGTCGTGCCAGCCTTTCACCGTCGCCGTTTCATCCAGCAGGATGAAGGTGAACGGGAGCGGTACGTCGACGTTGGCCTGCGCGGCCTTGTCGTAGTAGTGGACGAATCCCTTGTCGCCTTTCCAGTCGTGCCAGCGGGTGCAGGGATTGGTGCTGCCGGTGTTCGGGTTGCTGCGTGACATGATTTTCCTTTATGCGGAATCTTTCACCGCGTAGGGTTCAAGGCGGTCGCCGGCCGGATCGCTACTCCGGCTGTCGCTCAACTGCGCCCCGCAGGGACACAAGGGCGGCGACCATGAAGTGTCCCGTATCGCCGGGACCACGCGGGTGTGTAGCAACGTTTCACCCAACGGTCGAATTCTCGACTGCTACTGTGATTCGACAGACCTATCCGTCGCCACAATAACTATTGCCATAATGGTCAGGGCGGTAGGATTTGAACCTACGACATCCTGCTTCCAAGGCAGGGACTCTAGACCAGACTGAGCTACGCCCTGAAATTCTTGCTGCGGTCGTGACACTGGCGCCGCAGCTCGCTAGCTCATTGCATGGGGGAATGTGTGGCTTATGTCGATAGACCTCCTGTGGTTGTGGACTAGTGAAATGCTAGATTTTGTCTTGCCTTCGCTGCCTTGCGTAGGCCAGCGATGAACTGACTTGTCTTATCCTTCCAGTTACCTATATGGCCACCGGCATCATCATTAGGCAACAGCGGTAGCAGTTTATCCAATGCGTCGGCTATAGCCTTGCAGCGCGTATGCGGTATGCTTCCGTCGCAGTCTGAATGGTACAAAAGCTCATGGAGCGCGGACGGTTTTAGCGAGTCCCATCTTATAGGCAATGATTCCTCAATTCGTTTTATGCTGGACACGACCAATTCATCGTTATGAATGCCTAAATAAAAGGTAGGAACGCCATGACCTACTCCTTGCGGAGCAAAGAACCCCTCCATCAATTCCAACGGAGGAAGCCCCGCGATGCGAGCGATCATTGATCGCCAGCGATGGAATGCGCCGTAAGAGCCATGCCATGCATCGTGTGTAGTATCAAGGCCCATCAATCCTCCCCGCGTCCCTTGACGCATTGTTGTGCTTCGATCGCCGCTTCCGCCGCATAGCGTTCGTTATCGCTTTGCGGCACGGCGCCGAACAGTTGCCGGCAATGCACGGCGAACGACGACAGCGCCTCGATCGTTTCCGGCGCAGGATCGCTGCCGTACAGCGACCGCAGCAGCGGCAGGTTGCGCGCTTCCCATTCGGCCTGGCAGGCGTTGTAAGAGCGGCGATTAGCCATAAGTAACCTCCCCTCCTTTTACACTTGCAATTACATATACGGGAAACTTTGAAACGGCACTCGGCGATTTATGGATCGGCACAGTGCTACGGCTTTTGTTGCCGCCAGACTTCATCCGACACAAGGATTCTTCACTGATCCACCCAATGGGATCAAGAACGAATCGCGGAGCCTTTTCGTCGCTCACTTCGTCACCTCCAGATGAAAGTACACGGCCAGCACCAGCGCGATGCCGCAGGCGGCCAGCACGACGGCCTTGGCGGCGCTGTACGCATACACGCTCGGCACGATGGTGCAGAACAGCGCGGCAATCACGACGATGAAGGCGACGGCCTGCGCGGGGGTGAGGGTCGGACCATGCATGGCGCAATGACTCCTGGTTGAGTAAGGGGCGGTGGCCGGGCTTGATACCGACTCGTGGGCCTTCAGCAGAGAGGCGCAGCCCAACGCGTTACGTGGCTCGCAGCTACAGTATCTCGGACTGCCTGACCGTCGAAATTCCGGCATTACTGAGGTTTAAGCCACAAACGCCTTCGCGTATCAGTAAGTAACCCGACAGTAACCCTAGCTACCCTCTCACTTCGCTGCGTGTCCTTCCACGCCGCACCGCCTTGACAAATACTCTGCCATATGGATAATCCGCTGTCAAGCGTATCCGCATAGGAAATTTCAGATGGCGCAAATTCTCACTCCCGACCGTTTCCGGTCCTACCTGCGCAACGCCATTGATGGCGAAGGCTGGACGCAGGCGGCGTTCGCCAAGGCGTTCGGGTTCAGCCCGCAATACCTCGGCGACGTGCTGAACGGGCGCCGCGATCCGGGCGAGAAGATTCTGGATGCCGTAGGATACGAACGAGTCGTGACATATCGACCGAAGAACGGCAAATGAGCCACGCCACCGATTACCCCAGCCGCGCCCCGCAGCGCTCGTGCCAGCATCCTGCACACATGATCCGCCGCAGCGGCGACAGCGACTTTCGCGTGTGCACCGCATGCGGCACCTGGCGCGGGACGCTGGCCATGGGCGACTACCACGACATGATCCTGCCGCCGTCGATGCCGCAGGATGCCGCGCAGCGCATTGCCAATGGCGAACCGTGGAGCAAGGTGTTCCCGCTGCCACGATTGCCGAAGAACTGGAGAGGGTAATGAACAGAGATTTGAAATATCGAGTGTACGTTATGCAGGCCGCACTTGACGGCAAGGCGATTCAATTCAGTTGCAATAACGGGGCTGAATGGGACGACGCCATAGACCCCAAGAACACCAGTGCGTTCGCATGGAACTGGGATAGCTTTGACTACCGCATCGCGCCAGAGCCGCACAAGCCGCGGGAGTGGTGGCTAACCCCAGCAACGGCAACTTGTTCGACGTTGTTCGCCAGCGAGTTCATGCCGCACGCTTCTTGCAATCCAATCCACGTCCGCGAAGTGCTGCCCGAATGAGACGCGATCGCAAGCCCATCGAGCATCGTGTCGTGGAATTCACGGTGTACGGTGAACCTGCGCCCCAGGGCAGCAAAAAGTTTGTCGGCATGCGTGGCGGCAAGGGCGTGCTGGTCGAAAACAGCAAGGCGGTCAAGCCGTGGCGTCGTGATGTGGCCGACAATGGCATGTTGGCGATGATGGGCGGCATCGAAGGTCCGTACCGTAGCGCGCCCCTCGACGGGCCGCTGATGGCCAGCATCGTATTCACGCTGCAGCGCCCTGCGAGCGCGCACAAGTCGCGGCGCTGGCCCGATCGCAAGCCGGACCTGTCCAAACTGCTGCGTTCGACCGAAGATGCCTTGGTCACGGCAGGCGTGATCGCCGACGACGCGCGCATCGTGTGCTTCCGCGACTTGCGCAAGGTGTACGTGGGCGATCCCGATGCACTGCCGATGCCAGGGGCGAGGATCAAGGTGGGGACGATGATATGAAGATTTTCATTGCACTGGCAATGGCCGCATGCGGCGTTGCACTGGTTTGGATCAACACGTCGTTTTGGGTAGTGTTCGGATTATTCCTGTGCTTGTGGGCCGACAACATTGACAAGGGTCGCCATGCTTCCTGAATCCCAAATCTCGCAAATCATCGACGGCATCATTCAGCGCGAGGGCGGCGTCAGCAACGACCCTGCCGATCGTGGCGGCCTGACGTCGGCCGGCGGCGTGACGCAGCCGTTTGCGCAGCAGTGGAACATCCCGTGGCCGAACCCGACACAGCAACAGGTCCACGACGGCTATCGCCGCATGCTGGCCGGGACGAGGATCGACCAAGTGCCGGACTACGCGACGCTGAACCTGGTCGCCGACTGCGCCGTGAACTGTGGCAGCAGCAAGGCGATCCGATGGCTGCAGCAGGCGTTGGGCGTGGCGGCGGACGGGGTTATCGGGCCGAATACAATCAGTGCCATGACTCCAGCTAGGTTGATGTCACGGCTGATATCAAACAGGATCATCACTTCGCGCGGCCTCTACTACGCCGACATCATCCACAACAATCCGTCGCAAGCGACATTTGCCCGCGGCTGGTTTACACGATTGTTCAGTTTTTTGACTTGATCGCCGCATCCCGCGGCATCACGCAACAGGAGAACGTTCCATGACCAATCCCCATGCAGCAAAAGGCCATTACCACCTGAACCCGCCGCCGTATTCGCCGGCAACGCCGAAGTTCTATGGCGTACCCGACGACGTCGGCGCCATCGTCACCGACGAGCAGCAGCAGGCGTACAACGTGATCCGCGCATTCGGTGCGCAGGGTGCCGACCAGCAGACGTATGTGACGTCATTCTTCCGCGGCAATCCGAAGAACGGCATCGACCCGGCGCCGGCCGTGTACCAGCTCACCGACATCGGCGCGGCATTCGACCTCAACTCCGACCAGTCGGCGGCCATCAACCGCGGCTGCGCCAACACGCGGGCCGAGTTCATCACGGGCATGAAGATCGCGCCCGGACTCGACGGCGCCGGCAACCCGGTAGCCGGCGTCGCGGCCTGCCAGTCGACCACGGTCAGCATCGCCAAGGTCGGATCGCAGTACGCGGCCATCTGTGCGGCGTTCCAGGGCAATCTGAACGTCGGCGCGCGGTAAGCGCCATATTGCTCGCCGGGTGGCATGGGTATAGCATCCGGCGAGCAATCTTGACAGGTGGGACACTGGATGGACAACCTGACGTATGCCGTTTGGACGCTGGCCTTTGCCGTGGTTGGAGCATTCGTCGGGTGGTTTTTCAAAGGACCGAAAGAGTCGGCCGCCGAGATTGCCGCGCGCCTGCAAGGCGTCGAGAACGCCTATAACGCGCGCATCCAAGCCATCGAGGCCGCACAGAATGCGCTCAATGCGCGCTTTGCCGGCATGGATGGCAAGCTCGGCGCGCAGATCATTGCGCTGACGGACAACATCAAGGAACTGGCCTCCAATGTGAGGGAACTGACGCGACGCATGGATGCCCACCGTGTCGGACCCTGATCTGGGAGTGGACGATTGGCGCTCGGAGGATGTGCGCAAGCTGGATTTGATGGTCGACCAGGTCGGAGACTTGGCCAAGGCTGTGAAGGAACTGGTCGAACGCGGGTCGCCGGCCTCATTGGCGCCGCATACGCAGACCATAATTCACAAAACACAAGGGATGGGTGCGTGGGGAGCGGCGGCGGTAACAGCCTGTTTCATGACGATGCTGGTATTCGTCGTGTTCATGGTGGTGTACGAAAAGGATCAAGGAAAGATTGACGGACGGTTGCGTGATCTAGACGCATGGCGCGGCATTCATTCAACGAAGATTCAAGCATTGGAATCAAAACAGGAGAAGAGGTGATGATGCGAGAACTGTGGATCGATGCATGCGGCATCTACGGCCCATTGATCGGGCTAAAAGTCCGATCTGTTGCGACATGTCTTCGCGTAATTGGCGACGGAATAACAAACCTCAGCCATCGCCTGCACTACAAAGCTGATCGTCTAATCAACTACTAAGGAGAAGTGTCATTTCTACTGTCATCATTATTGGTGGAAACGGCGGACATGCCGCGATCGACAAGCTGGTCGGCATCTCGCCGGACATGACCGCAGCGCAGCATGCGGCGGCCGAGGCGCTGATTGCCAAGTTCGTGCATGACGTGGAAATGCTGGTGGCTGCCGTCGCGCAGAACAAGAAGCTGTGATCGAGTCGGTCGGCATCCTGTCGCTGATCCTGTGCTGGTCGCGCTATCGCAACCTCAAGGACGGGAGCGGCCTGTGACATGGACATCGACGCGCTGGCGCTGGGCATCGTCACGCTACTGGTCGGGCCGGGCCTGTTGTGGCATGTGGCCGGCGACCGCGGCGATCGGCAGCGCAAGGATCGCAAGCTCGCCAAGTTTAGGCGCGAGCTGCGCGAGTTGAAGAAGCAAGTACGCGAGCATTCCTGCAACGCACCCGAATCGGAGTAACGCCATGAGCCTTGGAACCCTGCTTCTCATCATCCTCGTCGTCCTGCTCGTCGGCGGCTATGTCGTGCCGCTGGGCGGCGGACCCTACCTTGGCACCGGCTGGAACGGCGGCGGCGTGCTGGGCATCGTTCTGGTCGTCGTGCTGGTGCTGGTGCTGCTCGGACGCATCTGACAATGGCTGACGCACCAGCACCGCCCAGCGGTAACAACTTCCCGAACTGGATCGGCGCAGGAGTCGTTGTGTTCCTGTGCGGGACGATGGGGTTTTTGACTTATGCCGTCATCACGCGCGACCTACCGGACAAGACCCTCAACATTGTCATCTACATCCTTGGGTTCGTGACGGGCAAACTGTCGACGGTTGTCGACTGGTCGTTCGGCACGAACTCTGGCAGCAAGAAAAAGGACGACATCATCGCGCAGGCCACCGATACCGCCGCCAAGGCGCAATCAGCATTGGCCCCGCTGGCGAGCATGACAACGGCAACCAACTCCGGCGACGTCAAGGTGGATATCCCGGCCGGCGCTACGGCGCAGGTGCATGCGAAGGACGGGCCATGAAAACTGTTTTGTATACGCCGGACATGGAGCCAATCACGGTTCTGGATGTGACTCCGCAGATACAGGCGTACCTCGAAACCAATGAACGTGTCGCGCTAGCTGTAATGGAGCCAATAAACTGGCTTGCACTAGCAGACGATCCAGTCGAAGTTGCCACGCCGCGCTATGTGCATATATGGCGAGAGCGATTTGTCCGCTATGGCAAGTCGATGTTCTTCCTGTTTACGAATAACGACGAAAATGCGCTGCTGTTGCAGACAACGTTCCTACCGGGACAAACATCGGCAGTTCGTGCAAAAGAACAATCAGCATTCGCCAGAGGTTTCCTGACTGCATGGGCTAGACTTGGCGAATGAGAATCCTCGCCATCTGCCTCACGCTGACCGCCTGCACTGGCTGCGCGTCGCAGCCAATCGCCCCGAACGCGCAGGCGCAGATTGCGACGCTGGAACATCGGTATGCAGCGAAGCTGGCGAAAGCGCACGGGCTGTGTACGCCGCTGTGCTATGTGGCTGCCAAGGACCTCGTCATGGCCAACACCGAGCGCACGGCGACGTCGATTGCTGTGGCCGATGAAATGCTGACGGCATGGGAGACGGAGGAGTGAAAGACCTGCACGATATGTTCGATTTCGATGATGCGTTGATGAATATGGCCAAGCAAGTTCATGGCACCAAGGAGCGCGTTCTGGAAGAGTTAGCCACGGCAGGTATCGACCCCCGTATTATCCGATTCGATGTCGAATATCGAACAGAGGAAAGGGATGGGTTGTATTTCCTGTCTGCGATCGTGTCGCCGAGGGTTATCTCTTGAGCCGCTTCCTGACCGCGTTATCCGTGACGCCGCTTGCGGACGGGGAAAACTGGCGGATCAATGCGCCATTCGAGTACGAATCCGACGTACTGCACGACGGCGCAATACTGACAGTGCCGTCCGGATTCATTACCGACTTCGCCAGTATGCCAAAAATCCTGCGCAACGAACTACCGCCGTGGAACGTGTGGGGGAGTGCCGCAATAATCCACGACCTCTTATATTGGCTGCAGCCGTGCGACCGCGAAACTGCCGACGCCGTGCTGCTCGAAGCCATGCGCGTGCTGGGTGTGGACGATGCGATTGCTGCGCTGATCCATACCGGCGTGCGCGTCGGTGGGCAGGCGAGTTGGGACAACAATGCCGAATTGAAGGCCAGCGGCTATACGCGGCTTGCGCCGCTGACCGATCTACCCCCCTATGCCGCACCTTATGGAGACGCCGAATGAAACACCTGCTGATCGCCGCAACCCTGCTGCTGCTTCCCGCCTGCTCGCAGTCCAACGTCAAGGATTTGCTGTCGAACGTGGACAAGGATTGCGTGATCCACGGCACGTTCAGCGCCGCCACCGGCGTGCCGGGCAATGTCAACATCGCCGGTACGATCGACTGCGCGCCCAATGGCGTTACGCCGGCAACACCTGCGCCTGCGGTCACGACGCCGGTGAAGCCGTAGCCGTCGTGAACCCCTTCCACGAACTGCGCGACGTCATCCGCGAGTTGCGTGAACTGATATATTGGCTTTCCCGGCGGCGCAAATTCATCGCCGTCATCGTCCAACAGGAGTGCAAAGTCATGAACCCCGCAAGCCTTGTCACCGGCAAACCCGCCCAGGCTACCGCCGTCGCCGTCGATACCTCGGGCAATGTCGTCGCCACCACGTTCACATGGGCCTCGGACAACACCGCATCGGCCACGATCGACCAAACCGGCCTTATCACAATCGTTGATGTCGGCACCGGCAACTTCACAGCCACCGACCCCGGTGGCGATGTCGGGACGTGCCCGTTCACCGTCACGCAAGCCGGTCCCGGCGTGCTGAAGATCACGGTCGACGTAACGCAGTAAAGAGAGAGAGGGCGCCGGCCGGTTAGAGCGCGGCGCCGAAGGGTCACAGAGGGTAAGCCCTGCGCAGTAGCCGTAGGAAGGGGGAGCCGCCAACCACTACGCGACTCCCTTTTACACGAAAAAGTAACAGGGAGCAACCGCAATGCCTATCGAACTATCGGACGGCCGCCTGCTGGAACTGGCGACGTTGGCCTGCGCGCAGCCGCGACCGCTGCCCAAGCACCTGAAACTCGAACGCCTGCCCGTGGTATGGGCGCACGGCGACGTGGCGGCTGCCGCACAACGCCGCGGGACTTCGCCCCAGCCGTGCCATAACTGGCACTGGCTGCGCAGCGTGGGCGGCGGCAGGCGCGGGAAGGGGCGGCCATGACGCGCGAGGACCGCAAGGCATCCATTCTTGCCGGCAATGGCACCTGGTCAGCGGACGAACAACGCGCTTGGCTGGCGCAGAACCGCCAGCGCAATATCTCCCGCGCGTTTGAGCTATTGCAGCATGACGATTGGCACAGTGTCATGGTGCTGGCGCAGGAAATCCTCGAAGACGGAGACGATGTTCAGTCCGAGCCATCCGATACCACGGCGTTGACGGCACATCGCGTACAGGTCCGGCGGTGGTTGGTCGACGCCATGTTGGCCGACGACTGGATCGAAGCGAACCATCTAGCCAGCCGGCTGCAAATTATCGACGCCCGTCTGCGTGGCAGGACGAGTCGACGCGAGGACCGACGCGACCGAATAGACTGGCTACGTCGTCGCATCAAGCACCAGCGCTATTTGATGCAGGACCGTCTGACGCTCGTCGCATTCCTGCGTGCGCAGTCCGAAGAAAGCGCTGAATTGGAGGGATTGGAGTCCGCGCCATGACCCAACCCCTGCTCATCGTCGACGCCACGGCCGAAAAGCGTGCGCGGCAGCTATTCCCCGGCATGACCATCCATGCCAACGTGGGCGCACCAGAGGACAACTACGACGCCAGCGCCTACGCCGGACAGCAAGTGCTGCTGTGGTGCCACTACGCCACGTTCCTGGCCGAACGCATCGCGCCGGTTGCCGACAAGGTCGGCATCGTCGCAGGCGACCGCTACCCGCTCGAATTCAACGGCAACCCGGCCGCGGCGCGGGTGTGGCTGCAATCGAATATCACGCGCTACACGCCCCGCGCGCCCGAAGGGCCACCACCCATGCCTGAACCTGCGCGCGAGGCGCCTGCGATCAATGGGGCGGCGCATGAGCCATTGGCGGACATTCCGGCGGCCATTGAGGCAGCCAAGGCCGATCCTGGCGCGCTGTTCGAGCCGTCCGTGCTTGACGCGCTGCAGCAGATGCGGCGCAGCGACCCGGCGGAATACCAGCGCATTCGCGCGCAGGCGAAAGACACGGCGGCAAGCGTCACGGAACTGGACCGCCTGACCGGGCCGAAGGCGAGCGTGACGCTGTTGTCCGAGGCGCGCACGACGCAGCAGGAGAAGCCCAAGGCCAACCCCGCCGACGACTACGCGCCGTTCGCCGATGACGCGCTCGCCAATGCCTTTACTGCGGCGCATCCCGACCTGCGCTATGTCGCGCGCTGGGGCAAGTGGCTGCGGTGGGGTGAGGCTGGCTGGGTCGAGGATACGACGCTGCAGGTTTATGACCTAGCGCGCAAGGTATGCTGCGCGATTGCCGACGAAACGCGCGGCGCGACCCCTGCGGCCGTATCGGCGGCCAAGTCGGCCGGCAAGCGTGCCGCGGTCGAGAACCTGGCGCGTTCGGATCGCGTGCATGCGGCGTCAGTGGAGCAGTGGGACGCCAACCCGCTGTTGCTCAACACACCCGGCGGCGCGGTGGACCTGACCAATGGCGCGATACGGCCGGTGCGGCTGGACGACTATTGCCTCAAGCGCACCGAAGCCACCCCCATGGGCGAATGCCCGATATTTACCGAATTCCTGCGCTACGGGACGGATGGCGATACGGAGCTGCAAGGATTTCTCGCGCGCTGGTTCGGCATGAACATGACG